TATTTAAGAAGTAAGAATAAGGTTCCTACTACTATGATGATAGGTAATCCAAGAGTATATCCTATGGACTTCTATCAAGGTGAGATTACTTATATAAGTAGGGATAGAATGAGATATGTAGGTTATAATAAGTTCCTGAGAAACATAATCTATTGTTCAAAAGCCCCTGATGGTTATTTGTATTTTAAATCATGGAATCCTCAATTCCTGCATCTTGAAAGAATAAGGTTTAGTGCAATCTTTGAAGATGCTAAGGAAGCATCAGAATTGGCTTGTCCAGAAGAGAGTGGTACAATATGTAGGTTAGAGGATAAGGAGTTCCCATTGGAAGACTCACTTGTGCCTCCCTTGATAGAACTTGTAGTTAAAGAATTAAGAGGTCCTGAGTATAGTCCTAAGGATGAACAGAATAATGCAAAAGATGACTTACCAGATGCAAGATAAAGAAGAATGGTTTGTATATTGCCATTATAAACCTACAGGAGAAATATTTTATGTTGGTATAGGGAGAAAAAGGTTTGGTAATACTCATTACCAAATTTATAAAAGGGCTTACGAAATTAATAGTAGAAACTTTCTATGGAAGAGAGTCTATAATAAATATAAAGATAGAATTGTAAGGATAGAATTTGATAATTTAGAAGAGACTCAAGCCAAAGAAAAGGAAAGGTTGTTGATACAGTTGCATGGAAGAATAATAGATAATAAGGGATGTTTATGTAATATATCAGAAGGAGGAGAGGGTAGAAGTGGAGACCACAGTAATGGTAAGAAAGTTTTTGTGTACTCTTTAAAAGGAAAATTTATAAAAGAATTTTCATCAGCTAAAGAAGCTGCATATTCTTTAAATTTAACTGAAAAGAATGTAAACTCAGCAGCATCTATGAAAAGAAAAACCTGTGGAAACTACCAATTCAGATATGAAAATTATAAAGATGTTGGAATTTCCAACTTTAGTAAATCCCCAAGGATTACTCCAAAGCCTATATTAGCTACTAAAGATGGGACAACTTTAGAATTTGAATCCTCTTATAAGTTTATGAAATTCATAGGACTAAATAGAAATTCTCATATAAATGAATGTTTAAATGGAAAAAGAAAAAGAGTCATGGGGTGGGAGCTTAAGTTTAAGTGAATTTAAGAAGAAGGTAAAAAAAGTTAATGGTCCCAGACAATATAAGGTTAGAAACTCCCTTGGAGTTTATCATGGTTACAAGTATTACAGAAAGAATAAACCTGATAGTAAGGAATATGTTCTTACTGAGTCACAATACTTTGCTATCATAAGAAAGATAAACTTGCTTTTGGTTGATGAATTATTGATGGGTAATGATGTCAGACTTCCTAAATCAATGGGTACTATTGAGATAAGAAAGTATGATAGGAGAATAAGGTTAGGAAAGGATGGAAAGATTCATACTAACCTTCCTATAGACTGGGATAAGACACTCAAACTCTGGTATGAAGATGAAGAGGCTTTCAGGGATAAGACATTAGTTAGAGTAGAGGAGAATGAAATCTTTAAGGTATATTACAATAGAGAGTCAGCTACTTATAACAATAAATCTTACTATGAATTCTTATTCAACAAAGATTTAAAGATAAGACTTAAACAAAGAATAAAGGAGGGTCTAATAGATGCTCCTTACTTAGAAAGGAAATTAAGATATGGTTAATAATGTTAGCTACGTAAATATAAGAGTAGTGCTTGACAGATTACTAAGACACCCACTACTTACTGACCTCAATCTTGAGACAGCTATTCAATATACATTGGACTTTATTAGTGCAATGGGACTTCCTAATGTCTATGTTGATAAGATGGAAACAATAGATATTAAGGAGTATAGAGGTGAGTTGCCCTGTGATTTAATCTCTATTAATCAGGTCAGATTACACAAGAATGGAATGGCACTTAGAGCAATGACTGATAATTTCAATGCCTATCCTACCCATGACCATAAGGAAGGAGATTGGTGTGAGAGAGGAGAGCCTTCTTTCAAGACACAAGGTAGAGTGATATTTACTTCAATCAAACATGAAAAGGTGGATATTAGTTATAAGGCTATTATGTTGGATGATGAAGGTCTTCCTTTAATTCCAGATAACTCTATCTTCCTTAAAGCACTGGAACTATATATCAAGAAGGAGTGGTTCACTATTCTTTTTGATATGGGTAAAATAAGCCCTGCTGTACTAAATAACACCCAGCAAGAATACGCATTTAAGGCTGGACAGTGTAATAATGAATTTGTGATTCCTTCTGTATCAGAAATGGAATCAATTACAAATATGTTAAATCAAATGATTCCAAGAGTAACTGAGTTCAGAAGAGGATTCAAGAACTTAGGAGACAAGGAATACCTGAGGGTTCATTGAGTTTTATATTATGAGAAATTGGATAGTTTATAAGCATACCTCTCCATCAGGTAAAGTATATATAGGTATAACTAATCAACCTGCTAATAAGAGATGGAAAAATGGAATGGGCTATATAAGTTCTCCATATTTCTTTGGTGCTATAGTTAAATATGGTTGGATTAATATTCAACATGAAATACTATTCTCTGATTTAGAGGAGGAGGAAGCTAAAGAAACGGAGAAAAGACTTATTAGAATATATAAAGAACAGAATGTCTCTTATAATATAACAGATGGTGGTGATGGTGTAGTTGGAATAAAATATAGTAAGGAACATAAAGAATTATTAAGCAGAACAATGAGGGTTTATTATAATTCCCATAGACACCCTCTTGAAGGTTTTAAACATAGTGAAGAGAGTAAGAGAAGAATGAGTGAGACTCAAAGGGAAAGATGGAGTAATCCTGAAAGAAGAAAAGCATTAGCTCAGAGAAAAAGCAAACCTATAAGAATTATATCTGTAGAGAACAATAATATAACTCATGATTTTCCTTCAATATTAGTTGCTTCTAAACTCTTAAATGTTCCTACTACCTCTATAGGAAGACACTTAAGGAGTGGTAAACCTTATAAGGGATATTTGTATAAATATAAAGATGAATAAATATGGCACTAAAGAAAGAACAACACTTTTTTAAAGGGTTACAAAGAGACTTATCAGTCTCTAAATTCAATCCAGAATATGCCTTTGATGCTCAGAATATCAGAATAACTGCAAGAGATAATAATACTCTTCTTACTGTAACTAATGAGAGAGGTAATAAGGAGATACCATTACAATCTCCTTCTGGAGACCCTGTAGTTATTGATGGGATATTACTTGGACAGAATGTGCTAAATAATTATGTAACCTTATTTACAAAAGGTACAAAAGATAATATCTATAGACTTGAAAATAAAGGTACCTATTTTGAGACTCTACTTCTATTCTCAGGTAATCTTAATTTTAGTACAGACTATCCTATTGAGAATATTGGTGTATATGAAAATGATAATATTCAGAAGATATATTGGGTAGATGGATTAAATCAACCAAGAGTTATTAATATTGTATCTGACTCTACAACAATAGAAGAATGGAATAATAGTTCATTTGATTTTATTCCAGAATTGAAGTTGGATGAAACAATCACTGTTACCTCCAATCTTAAGGTAGCCAGCAAGTTTCCTTCTGGAGTAGTGCAATATGCCTTCACTTACTATAATAGGAATGGCTCTGAAAGTAATATTATATATCAAACACCTATATACTACACTCATGCAAGTAATAGAGGAGGGAGTCCAGAAGAGATAGGTTCCAATAGTTTTGATATAGTTATAAGTAATCCTGATACTAATTTTGATTATATAAGGATATATTCTATATTTAGAACAAGTATAGATTCTACCCCAGTTGTAAGAAGAGTGGCTGATTTGGATGTTATTGGTTCAGTAATCAGATATACAGATAATAATACAACAGGAAGTAGTGTAGATAGTACCTTACTACTTTACATAGGTGGTGAAGAAATAATTCCTCACACCATGACTCAAAAGGACAATACTTTATTTCTTGGAAATATTCACATAAAAACTTTATTGTTCTCAAAGGAAGCAAGAGAGAGTGTGAAGGGTTCTGTCGTATTTGGTAATAAGCTTCTTGATACTGGTGAAAGAACTAATTTAACTTATGATTATAAAACCCAATTAAATAATAATAGTTACCAGATTACATCATTTAAAAGAGGTGAAACTTATAGGTTCGGGGTTCAATTCCAAAATAAGAGAGGTAAATGGTCAGAAGTATTATATATAGGAGATAGCAAGGTAGATACTTACCCTAATGTAGATTCTAATAACTTATCTGGTACTGTTAAATTAAGTTTGGTAAAACCTTACTATACTATACCAAAGAGTGTACTTGATGAAGCTAAAGCTCTTGGTTATATAAAGGCAAGAGGAATGATAGTAGTTCCCACAAATAGTGATAGAACTATATTGTGTCAAGGTGTAGTATGTCCTACTCTATGGACAAATTTAGACAGAGAATCTAATAGTCCTTATGCAGTATCATCTTGGTTTTTTAGACCTTTTGTTGATGAAGCTAATAGAGATGATTCTGATGGTGTGGAGGCAAATAATGGAACTTATGCTCAATATGTTGATTATGATAGTATCAATCCTGTATATCCTGATAGGACTACTGAGATAGGGGTAGAAACTTTAAAGACATTAGCAGAAGGTAGTACAGAAGTAAATGACTATTTAGTAGATAGTAGTATTCTTACATTTCATTCTCCTGATATAGAATTTGGAGATATAAATACAGCAAATATTAACTTAGGCTGCCAATTTATAGGCTCTGTTGCATTACATTCTGGTATATCTTATAGGTCTGTTCTTGCAGAGAGTACAGGGGTTCAACCTACTTTAGATTATGGATTTTATAATAAGTTCCCACAGTATGAAAGACAAACTGTTTTTTCAACAAATAAAGGAGGTAGACTTCTTTCTTCTGGGTATCATTGGATGGGAATCCCCTTATTAACTAATGATACTCAAAAAGTTTACAAGAGTAATTGGGCATGGTTAGTATCACCTTGGCAAAGACAAGGCTCATTAATTAATGATTTTAGATATGAAGGTAATACCTATTCTAATTTGAAATCAAATAAATTGGGTAATTTGAGAACAAGTTATTCTACTTATTTCACTCTGGGATTAACAGAATCTTGGGTTCCCCCTGCTGGTATATCAAATGTAGAGATAGTAGATTCTAACGAAGTTACAGCTACTTCAATAGTTAGGAATGATGAGTCTCTGTTATACTATGGTAATGTTGATAAAGTAATACCTCCTGGTTCTAAAACAGAAGGTGTAGGTTCAGATATTGGTGTTGTTACTAATAGTTATGAAAATATAAAAACTATAAATCAATTATATAATGGTGAGTCTGAAAATACCACTTTTGTTGATAAAATTACTATACCAGTATTAGGAACTGTCAATCTTAAAGATTCTGAAAGATATACCAATAGTCCTGTAAGCATCAAATATAAGTCTGGAAAACATGCTGTATTTGCTTTAAACAAGCAAAATGGTAATAGGGTTATAATCCCTAATAGTAATACAAATCATGACCATACAAAAGATAGCAGTGCTATATTCAGTACCTTTAGTACTGGATATTCAGGGTTATGGCTTGTAGAGTTGACTCAGACTATAGATGAGGATAATAGATTTGGGGGTAAAACAGAAGAAGCTCTGTTAAATAACAGGTGGATAGTATCTGGAGACCCAATTGATATTAATGACAGTGGTAGAATAGAGTTTCTTCAAGGTGATACCTATCTTCAAAGATATGATTGTCTAAAGACATATCCATTCACCTTAGAGGATATGAATACTGTAGTTGAAATGGTATCATTTTATTGTGAAACTCATATCAATATAGATGGTAGGTATGATAGAAATAGAGGAAATGTTACCAACTTAGCTATTACTCCTTCTATATTCAATCTTTATAATCCAATTTATTCCCAGAGTAATAACTATTTTACTTATCAATATTTGAATGAAATAAGTAGTCTTAATGATTTTCCTAATAGTATTACATGGACTGAGGAAAAAATACTTGGTAATGAAGTGGATAATTGGACTAAAATTAATGTTGCAACAACATTAGACCTTGATGGTGATAAAGGGGAAGTAACCTCCTTGAACACTTATAATAATGAGATATTCTGTTTTCAGAGAAGGGGGTTAAGTAATATTTTATTCAACAGTAGAGTTCAGATACCAACCTCTGATGGGTTGCCAATTGAGATTACTAATGGATTGAAGGTAAGTGGTAAAAGATATATAAGTAATACTATAGGCTGCACCAATAAGTGGTCTATTGCAGAATCTCCTTCTGGACTATACTTCATAGATAATGAGACTAATTCATTATATCTATTTAATGGAGAAATAGTCAGTCTATCTGATAAGTTAGGATTTAGACAGTGGATTAGTGCCCATAATGTTCATGTAGACTGGGAACCTGTTGGTTATAACAACTATAGGTCATTCTATGACAAGAATAATAATGATGTATATTTTACTTATAAGGACCACTGTCTATGTTATTCAGAGTTGATTAACCAGTTTACTTCATTCATGAGTTATGAAAGGGTTCCTGCTATGTTCAATGTAAGTAGTGAGTTCTATGCCTTCAAGGATGGTAAGATGTGGGAACAGTTTACTGGAGACTACAATATGTTCTTTGGTGAATATAAACCATTCAGTATTACCTTTGTAGCTAATGCTGAGGAACCAAATGATAAGATATTCAATACAGTAGAGTTCAGAGCTGATAGTTGGGATGGTGATAACTTGATAAGCAACAAAACCTTTGATACTCTTGATGTATGGAATGAATACCAGCATGGTACTACCCCTCTTACTAATATACTTGGACATCCCTCCCCATTAAAGAAGAAGTTCAGGGTGTGGAGGGCTAATATACCAAGAGCAATAGTAAATAATAGAGATAGGATAAGAAACACTTGGGCTTATATTAAGTTAGGAATGAATACTCCTAATACATATAGAACAGAGTTTCATGATGCTATTGTTCACTATTTTGCATAATTAATAGGAGTCCATAAACATTTTAGTTTGTGGACTCTTTCTTTTTTAATTAAAGGCTTTGTTTATTCAATACCTTTTTATACATTTGCAATAAAATTAATTATATTATGGCTAAGAAAAGAATTAGGAGAAAACATAAATACTTCAACTCTTATGCTAATGGAGGTGTATTAGGCACATTTGCAGACTGGAACCAAAATGCTACTAACAAATTTATGGATTCAGGTGTTGGAGGTGCACTGGAGAAACTTGGTATAGGTTCAAGTGGAATAGGTGGAATAGCTAATACTGCTTCTTCTGTAGTAACTGGTTTAATGAACCCAAAAGGAAATAGTACTGGTGTTGGGAATGCACTTCAAACTGTTGGTTCTTTAGCCAGTAATATACCAGGTGTAGGGGGATTAGTTGGTGCAGGAGTAGGATTAGTTGGAGGGCTTGTCAATAGTATGTTTGGGTCTAACCTTAATGAAGACTTTATAAATCAAACTGAAGGTAATATAAAGAATCAAGAAGGATATGTGTCAGGAGCTTCAACAAATGCTCAGTTGATGTCTGATTGGTCTTCTTTAAGAAACATAGGAGATGTAAGTAAATCTCAAGTAGGGTCTGATGGATGGTTCAGTAATAAGACTAAAAAGAAGACCAGAGAATTAAATAGAAGGATTAAAGCTGCTAACCAGAGAGCAGCACTATCTTTAGCTAATACTGCTTCAAACATTGATACACAGAATGATTTCAATGTACTATCAAACTTCTCTGCTTATGGTGGTCCACTTGAATTTGGTAGTGGTGCAATAGGCTATGAGTTTGATAATAGATACTTAAATAATCAAGAGATGAGTGCAATTGCTAAACAAAGATTGACCTCTCTTCCTAACTCATTTCAAACATTACCAGAGATGAATACATATAATGCTTTTGCAGAAGGTGGAGGTATTCATATCAAGAAGAAAAACAGAGGCAAGTTTACTGAGTACTGTGGAGGTAAAGTAACAGAAGCATGTATTAGAAGAGGAAAGAACAGCTCTAATCCTACTACAAGAAAGAGAGCTACTTTTGCACAGAATGCAAGAAATTGGAATGCTTTTGGAGGATGGTTGAATACACAAGGTGGAGACTTTACTAATGGAGTTACATTTATTGATGAAGGAGGTTCTCATGAAGAAAATCCTTATCAAGGAATCCAAATAGGAGTTGACCCAGAAGGTGCTCCTAACTTAGTTGAGCAAGGTGAAGTAGTTTATGATGATTATGTATTCTCTGATAGAATGGAGATACCTGATGATATAAGGAAGGAATACAAGTTAAGAGGTAAAACCTTTGCTAAGGCTGCTAAATCTGCACAAAGAGAAAGTGAAGAAAGACCTAATGACCCTTTAAGTACAAAAGGTTTACAAGCTGCTATGGAAAGAATAGCTGAGGCTCAAGAAGAAGTAAGAAATAGGGAGAGGATAAAAAATATTAAATCCAACAGATTTGATAAAGGAGGTCCTATAAATCCTGCTCCAATATTTACTAATCCTTATTTGGAAAATTCTGAATTGCCTAATGAGATTGGGGGATTTACTGCTTATGGGACAACTTTTGGTAATGCTCCTATGACTAAGGAAGAACTGAATAATTTTGAAAAGAATAGAAGAGACTATATGAAATCTTTAGATAATGAAGAAAGAGGTAGAAAGAGGCAGACTTGGACAAGATATGCACCAATTATAGGCTCTGGTTTAGCAAGTCTATCAGATTTATTCAGTAAACCAGACTATGGTAGTGCTGATATGATAGGTGGAGTAGGCTTAGGTGCTGAGGCAGCAGGGTATGCTCCTATTGGAAACTATCTATCTTATAGACCTTTAGATAGGGATTATTATATTAATAAGATGAGTCAACAGGCTGCTGCCACAAGAAGGGCTTTACAGAATACATCAGGTGGTAATAGGCTTAATGCTCAAGCTGGAATACTTGCTGCTGATTATAACTATGGTCAAAGCATCGGTGATTTGGCAAGACAAGCAGAGGAATATAACCAACAGTTGAGAGAAAGAGTTGAGGCATTCAATAGAGGTACTAATATGTTTAATACTGAGACTGGACTTAAGGCTTCAATGTTTAACGCAGAGTCAAGAAATGCAGCTAAGAGAGCAAGATTAGGACAGGCTACAACTGCTGCTCAAATGAGACAGGCTATTAAAGACCAAGATGCTGCAAGAAGAAGTGCTAATATAACTAATTTCTTACAAGGATTAGGTGATATGGGATGGGAAAACTTTAATGCAAATATGATTAATTCTAATCCTGCTCTATATTATAATTTAGCCTCTTCTGGAGAAGTTGGATATAAGAGAAATAAGAAGAAAAAAGGAGGAAGGATAGTAAGATGATTTATGGTATAATTTATAAATACACTAATCCTTTAAATAATAAATCTTATATAGGACAAACTATAAATGAAAATAGGAGAAAATATGAACATGCTCATATAACTCCTAATAGAAAAGGAAAGTTTAGTTCTGCTATAAAGAAATATGGTATTAAACATTTTACCTATAAAGTTCTATACAAAATTCCTTCTAATAACATAGATAGGTTATATATTATGTTAAGTATCTTAGAATCTAAGGAAATTAAAAGATATAATACTATTAGTAATGGTTATAATATTCTTAAAGGTGGTAGAGAGTCTTATGTAAAATGTAAGAATGTGTCTAAAAGTTTAATGGGGCACACTTTATCAGAGGTAACAAAGTTTAAAATATCAGAAGCACATAAAGGAAAAGTAATTAGTGAATATACAAGACAATTACTATCTGATAAATTAAAAGGTAGGGAACACAGTGAGGAACATAATAGGAAAGTTAGTGAATCAAATCTTAATAATCCTAAAAAGTGTAAGCCTATATATAAGTGTGATAAAAAAGGAAATATTATTTGTAGTTATAATTCTTTAAAAGAGGCTTCTGCTGATACAGGAATTTTACTTGGAGGTATTTCTAAAGTATTAATAGGAAATAGACCTACTGCTGGTGGGTATATTTGGAAATATAAGAATTGATATGGCAAATTTTTCATTTGTGTCTGGGGCAAAATTTAGACCATTTTCTTATTCTGAGATGTTAGCTCCATTACAGCAGGCTACTACTGCCCAAATGCAGATAGAGGATGCTTATGGTGAATTAGGTACTAAAGCAGATATATTTGAGAAAATGGCTAATGAACAGACAGACCCACAGGCTTATGCAATATACAAACAATATTCTAATGACTTGGCTGCACAAGCTGAGTCATTAGCTAAACAAGGACTTACTCCTGCAAGTAGACAAGGATTGATTGATATGAAAAGAAGATACTCTTCTGAGATTGTTCCTATAGAACAGGCTTATAAGAGAAGACAGGAGTTGATAGATGAACAAAGGAAATTACAGGCTCAGGATAGTACACTACTATTTGATAGACCTGCTTCTACACTTTCCTTAGATGAACTTATAGCTAATCCAGCCTTATCACCACAATCCTATTCTGGAGCACTATTATCCAAACAGGTAGGTACTGCTGCACAGAATTTAGCTAAGGAAGTAAGAGAAAACCCAAGAAAGTGGAGAACAATCTTAGGTAATCAATATTATGAAACCATCATGCAGAAGGGATTCAGACCTGATGAAATTATGCAGGCTGTACAGAATAATCCTGAGGCTTCTCCTATACTTCAAGGTATTGTGGAAGATGCAATAGGAAGTTCTGGTATTAGGAATTGGAATGATGAGAATATCCTTAATAGAGCTTATGATTATGCAAGACAAGGTTTGTGGAATGCAGTAGGTGAAACTCAATATCAAACTCTTTCTAATAAGGCTTATGATTATGCAATGCAGGAAAGATTAGCCCAAGCAAGAAAGAAAGGTACTAAGGAAGATGTGCAAAGTCCTTATTTCAGAAGTTCTGGTGTTACCAAGGTAAAAGATGTAAATGTTGAGAAGAAAAAAGATGATATAGCATTTATACAAGGTGTAAGGAATGGTACTATAAACTTGGATGAAACAGCACAAAGAGTTGTTGGTTCAGACCCTCTTGAGTTATATGGAACAAGGGGGCACCTACAAAGGACACCTGGAAAGGTAGAAACATATAAACCTAATCAAGAAAGAATTTCTAACTTGATGAAAGAGTATGGAATAAGAAACTTGGACCAAATTGAGGCTAAACTGAATAGTGATTTGAATAAATCTGCAATGAGGGAAGTAACCTATATAACCTCTATAACAGACCCAACTCTAATTTCTAAAACTATCAGAGAGAATGCAGCTTCAATATCAAGAAGAACTGATGGAAAATCTGGAATATATGAACTTGATTCTAACAAGAAAGGAGATATGCTCTCCTATAAAGATATAAAGGATTATTTCAATGAAGATTCTCAGATTGAATATGACCCTAATTTAGGAATTGTATTTACAGGTACTAATAGCACGGGTGATACTAAGAATTTCCTTCTTGACCCAGAAGTTGTAGCTGGAGAAACAAAGGTATATGAAGATGGTATAAGAAGAAATGTCATTCAAAACCAATTGATGTTGATTAATCAAGCTATAGAAAATGAAGATGTTGAGGCTCAGAGACATTATATAACTGAGTTAATGAATGATATTTATAGTAGATTTAATTCCATTGCTAAAAGAGAAAGTAATACAGATTCAAATATTTAATTATGAGTATAGATAGAACAGACCCTACTCAAGCTGGAATCTCTGGCTTGAGAGGGTTAAATACCAATGAAGGAAAAGAAAGACAGTTTCAAGAAACTGGTCTTAGTAGTTCTCCTGCTGAGTTCAAAATTAGGCAGAAACAGAACTTTGAATCCCCATATCAAGAAGTTTATAGAGAGGGAGTAGGGGAGAGTGTGTATGACACTGGTATTACCTCACTAACCCAACTTGATAATTTAGCCAATACAAGAGGTGAATTGCAACCTTGGTATGCTCAAATAGGAGCTGGTTTAGCTAAGGGTGCTGTTCTTGCAGGCACTACATTTGCTGATGGTATTCTTGGCACTATAGTAGGTTTAGGTAATGCAGCAGCTACAGGAACATTCTCAGGCTTTTGGGATAATCCTTTCTCAAATGCAATGCAGCAAGTAAATGAATGGTCAGAATCAGCTCTACCTAATTACTATACTGATGCAGAGCAGAATGACCCTTGGTATGAGAATATATTCTCAGCTAACTTTATTGGAGACAAGTTCCTTAAGAACTTAGGTTTTGCTGTTGGTGCTGCCTATTCTGGTAAGATTAGTGCTGGTGCAACCTCAAGATTACTTGGTCTTAATAAAGCAAGACAAGCATTCAAAGGTGCAGTTACAGCCTCAGGTGAGGCTCTTAGCCCTAATGCAGCTTTACAAGCTTATAGGGAAGGAGATTTATTCCTTGATGGTGTAAAGCTTACTGAGGAATTAGCAAGAGATGCTAAGAAACTTAAGATGGCTGAGCCTACTCTTAAACTTACTGGTGCTTTCTCAGGTGCATTAGGTGAAGCAAGGATTGAGGCTATACAGAATAGTAAAGACTGGTTTGAGCTTCACAAACAACAACTTGATGATGCACAAGCTAAAGTAGCAGCACAAGAGCAGGAAGCCATGCTTAAAGAGTTTCCTCAATATAGTAGTATGCAAATTGACCCTGATGGAAATGTAGTGGAAATCCTTACTCCAGAAGGACAAGCTATGTTACAAGCAAGAGTAGATGCTAAGTTTGATTACAAAGGTGGGCTACAGAAACTATCAGAAGATAGGGCTAAGATGGGTAATATAGATTTTGCTCTGAATATTCCACTACTTACTGTATCAGATGCTTGGCAGTTTGGTAAGTTCTATGCAGGAGGATATAATACAGCTAAGAAAGGTAGCCAGATACTAAGGACAGTTGCAGAGGATGGTACTGTAAGTTATAGTGCAGCTAAACCTTCTGTACTTAGAAATGCCTTGAAGATTGCAAGTAAGGGTGTTGCAGAAGGTCCTTATGAAGAAATGGGACAGGCTGTTGCAGGTAAAGTTGCAGGATATAAATATGCTTCTGAACTTAATGACTTCTATGGAGCCAAGATAGACCCAGATGCAGAAAGTGAAACTATTGACTGGCTACAAGCTACTGCAAAAGCTATACAGCAAACCTATGGTACTGTTGAAGGATGGGAAGAAGGTTTTATTGGTGGTTTAACTGGTTTAGTAGGTATTCCGGGCTTTAGAAGTGCAAAGAATAGTGAAGGTGGTTTCCAATCCCCAGTGTATCTGCAAGGTGGTATTAAGGAAGATATTCAGGAGATAAGAGAGAGAAGTGAACAAGATGATGCTATTGTATCTCAACTGAATAATAGAGTACAATCACCTGAGTTCCTTAACTATTATCAATCAGCTATCAGACATAATGCCTACCAGAGACAAATGGATGAAGCTGCTGATAACAATGATAACTTTGAGTTTAAGAATGCTGAACACAACCAGCTTATTAGTGATGTTATCATGTTTGATAAGGCAGGAAGAATCAATGACCTATATGATATAATTGAGGAGGCTGGAAGTATTAAACCAGAAGATGTTGAACAGATAAGACAACTCACTACTAATCAGGAAACTGGTACATCAGTATATGATAATATGACTGATGCAGAAGTAATTGAGCAAGTTCAAAAGCAAACCCAAGAGACTAAGGAAGCTGTAGATAAATATAGAAAGATTAGTCAGGACTTACAGGTTAAGATTGGTGATTACTTTGATGAAGATGGTCTTGAAGAGATGACTTACTACTTCTCAAATATTGATAACCTTGAAAACAGGTTTAAGTCAGTACATGAAGATATAAAGGACAGACTTCAAGGAGTACTTGATGCTTCAATGGATAGGGAGTTTATTAGTGACAGTGATGAAAATAAGATTAATAGGTTATCAGACTTCTTAAACTTCTCTCCTGTAAGACTGATTAATGAACTTGCTGATTCAAAAGAAGCTCAATTATATATCTCTTTATTAGATAAGGTATTACAGGCTGACCCTAATAAGCAGGATATAATTGATGAAGTTAATGACCTTCACAAGATAGCTGAAAGAAGACTTGATTTCATTGATAAGTATGACACTTATCTTAGAAATCCTCAAGCTCTGCAACAGAAGCAAGAGAGACAAAGAGAGAATATCATAAGTGAGAATGAAAGACAAGAGGTAGCTAAGACTAAGGATGCAGCATTAGCTGCTACTAACCTTAATGAATTCAGAGAAGCATTGAATAATGAGCCTGATTCATCTAAAAGACAACAGATTCTTGATGAACTTGAGAATGAAGGTAATAAGATGGCTAAGGACTATAAGGAAGTTCAAATGTATAATAGTGAAGTAAGCAGGGCAATAGATAGGCAACCTATCTCTCCTGAGGCTAAAGCTAATGCACAAGAACTACTTAGAACTCAACATGAAAATGCTAATAATCTTGAGGAAATGGCTAATCCTAACTCAGTATTCATTAATAATCCAGAAAGTCTGTATGATGAAAATCTGCCAGATGATTTGAATATGATGAATTTTGCTGAGGCTCAGTATGGACTTCTATCTGCAATGAGTGAGGTTAATAATGACCAAAGATTCAAAGCAAGGTTCCCTTCTGAATATCTAAAGCCAGTTGAGAAAACAGATGGTACAAGAGGTACTACATCAAAAGACACAACTGGAGATAGTGGTACACCTACAGTTCCACCAGTTAATGCTGGACCAGTTGATACTTATGAACCTCCTGTAGGTAACATTACTCCTCAAATGGTAGCTGAGGAAAATAAGAAAGCCAATGAAAATGCTCCTACTCCTCAATCATTAGATAGGGATGCAAAGGGTAAGAGGCAGTATTATAGACCTACTATTCCTGAATTGCATATTAATGCAAGTAAGGATGGAGATTTCAGACCTTTCAATGTAGTAGTTGCTGAGAAAGAGAACTTGAACTTTGATGAACTTTATAACTATCTTAGAGATAATAGAGCTTTCAGTTATGTAAATGAAGGTAATCTAAAGGTAGGTGATGAACTTGGCTTCATGATTGACCCTGAATTTAATGACCATACAATCTTTATTGTAGACAAGAGAAACAACCAAATAGTAGGTTCATTAGATGAAAGTCAGTATGTAGTAGATAGATATGAAGGTTTATCAGGTTTAGAAAAGAAGATAAGAAGTGAGTACAAAAATGCTAATAAGATACAGAAGCCCTCTTATTTTAACTCAATGGTTAAACAATTAAAAGATAAAAAGGCTGATTGGGAATATTATAGAGATGACGTAAATAGAGTATATAATGGAATAGAATATGTTACTGGTCAAGGATATCAAGCTACTCTTGAACCATCTATTAATTTTGCTATAGATAGTGGAGTTTTACCTAAAAAATATAAGAAATATTTGGGAAAAACCAGAGAAAATACTATTGAAAAAGAAGATTTACAGGAGATTATAGATGAATTAAAAAAGATAGGAATAAATAGCCCTTTAGAACTACTAAGTTATGTAAATCAAAATAGCAATGAGTTGAATAAATTCATAGCTACTCCTACCACAAGAGTATCTCAGATAATGGTTGGTAGAATACCTTATGGTACAGAAGAAAGAAACATGGGAGAAATACCTAATGTAAGTGCAAGTTCTATCTTTGGTATTGTAAAGAATGGTATCCTATCCACTAATGGTAGAATTAGTGATGATTTAATCATCAAGCCAATGGATATGAGCCAAAAGGAAGGTAGGATGTATATCCTTATTCCTAATGCTGCTGGTAAATATAGTCCTGCTGCTGTAAGGGTTAAGCACTTCAATGAAAGTGAATATAACCCAGAAGATGTTACTGTTAACTCCACTCCTTTATACAAGAATATAAAGAAGAGTATTGATGCTTTAGCTAATGCTTTTACAGAGGAAGATGTTAATAATGCAGTAAAAGATTTGGCAAGAAGTCTATATATTGGTGATGTTCATATTGACTATATACAAGGTAAGAATGGTAATGGTATCAGGTTTACCAAGGTTCAGAGAGATGCAAATAAGAATGAAATCTATGATGAAATAGATGGTAAGAGAGTCAGAAGAGAAGATGCAAGAACTGTATTCTTAACTGAAAGATGGGACCCTAATGTTCTCTATGAATTAGGTGGAGAGGGTGTTAAAACCCAGCCTGATACAAGAGATTCACAAGAAGTAGCCAGTGAAATACAAAACATTTTAATGGCATTCAATCTTCCATTACAGGTGAATTTAGGTATGCTTAATAAGGGAGGCTACAATAACATGTTACTCTCTTCTGGAGTAATGACATCCAATATAATAGATGCCAGTGTAAAAAGTAACTGGTTTACAACAGATTACTTTGATATACAAGGCAACTTACAACAAGCTCTAAACCCTGCATCAGTTAAGGCTGAGGAAGGCAGAAAGATACAAACTCCTGTAGGAGGTACAGAAGGAGCTATTGCAGGAACTACAGTTTCATTTGATAATACTACATACCATGTAGATTTGACTTCAAATACTGTAAGAGATAATAATGGCAGAACTCTTAACTCTTTCCCAGAGTCTATTCTTGATATGGCTTATATACAAGAAAACTATGGGGATGCTCAGAATGGTTCTATGATGATGGGGGGTATCACCCTTCTCCCTAATGGTAAGGTTCTGAATAGAAATACAGGTCAGTATGTAACTGGTGCTGCATCAGATAAATTCAAACAGAAATTAGCTGATAGAAAGAAGACTGTAGCTGACTCTAAGAAAGTTATAGACCAGATTGCAGAGAACCAGTCTAAGGTTGATAAGACAAGAACTGATGGTGAGTTTTATTATATCCTTGAGGATGATGGTGAATACCATGAATATAAGAGGGTACATTCAGTATTAGGAAGTAATTGGACCCAGTCTCCTAAGCAGACTAAAGCTCTACAGGATTTAAGAGTTAATCTCTCAAAGAATGCAGATAATATAACACAGTTCAATAACTATCTTAAGAACTTAAGTAACCATTATGGTGTAGACCTTACAGCCTTTGAGGGTAAGATAGATGCAAGAAGTAGAGATACTATTGTGAATATAGTAAGAGATAAGATGTCTGGAACTAATTCACAAAGAGCATTAGATGCAGGTACTTCTGTAGATAGTGTAATCAGAAACTTCTTCACATCAAGTGAGATGCCAGTTAAACCAAGCAATATGTCTGAACAGGCATTCAATGATTTGGTTACTTCTCTTACTGAAATCAAGAGTAATATTGAAGCAAGGGGTGAAACATTCCTTACTAATAATATAGTACTCTTCAATAAGTATGAGAATGGAAACAGGGTAGCTGGTGAGGTTGATATTCTCTCTGTAGATGCTAATGGGAACTTCAAGATATATGATGTTAAGACAAGTAGATATAGCTTCTATGACTTTGTTGATAGGAATGGTAGAAAGGTTAATTATTTCAAGAATAAATCTAATACCCAAACAATGAGTCAGGAGCAGTATTACACTAAACAACTAAGTGCTTACAAGAACTTATTTGAGTCTCAATATCATACTCCTATCACTACTTTAGCTATATTACCTTTTGTACTTGAGTACAATAAGGATAATGTTAGTAGAGTAACTAAGGAGAAGGGTATTCTTCTTAACTATGATTCATCTGTGAATGTTCCTTTAGTTGGTAGTGTAGCTACTCCAGAAGTGAGTAATACTAATAGTAGCTTACCTATATTCAACAGTACATTTGAAACAAGAGAACCTATAAACAATGTTCTGCCAGACTATAGTATGTCAGATAGTAAAGTAGGTTACTTCTTGAGAGATGGAAAGTTGCATACAGGTTATCTAAGTCCTATTGGAAAGGTGAATGGAGTTGAGGTATATATGACTAAGGTTCCTAATATTACTAAAGGCTTTGGAAATCAACCTGCACATGTTGCATCTAATGATTTCTATGCAGTATTTCCTAATGGTAATACTATTGCTTTAGTAAAGAATGCTGTACTGTCATATAGTGAGGCTGAGGCTAAGAACAATATAAAGAAGATACTGGAAGGTAATCCTCAGAGAGTTGTAGATATGTCTCAGGAAAGTACTATACTTTACACTCCTTCTACTGAACCAGTTAAGATTGAGAAGCCTATTATCCCTGCTACTATTAATCAGTCAAATGCAAGTGGTGCTCAAGCTACAGTAGCTAAAGAACAGGCTATTAACCAGACTGATGAAGAGTTTGATGTAGAATTTGAATTAAGACAAGTTGATGATTTATCAAGACCTATATGGGATAAAGATAAGGAGTTAGCTTGGTTAAATAAGGTTCTACCTCAACTAAGTGAGAGTGAAAGAGTGGTAGTTACTAATGGTCTTATCAGAGTAGCTAAGACTGGTGCATTAGCATGGGGTCAGTTTAGTGATGGTATCATCACTTTAAGTGATATAGCTGCTGAGGGAACTACATATCATGAAGCATTTCATGCAGTATTCCACTTACTCACAGAACCTACACTTAGGGATGAATTACTTCAAGAAGCTAAGAAAACTTATGGAGACTTGAGTAACTCACAACTTGAAGAAGCAATGGCAGAAGGTTTCAGGGAATATGTGATGTCTCAAGACACTCAATCTTTAGGTACTAAGATAATCAATTTCTTCAAGGAATTGTTTGCTAAAGTCACTAATTGGAACAGTCTAAGACCTTCTCTTACTGAATATTACAGAAATATTAATGAGGGACATTACTCTAATATCACCTATAAAGTACCATCTCTTCAAGAGATGAGAAATCAGGAGGGAGTACAATCCTCAATGGATTTCAGTAGTATTGAGACTGAGACAAGGGAAGCACTTGAAAAGAAAGGTTGGACAGAAGAAATGTGGAATCAAATTTCCCAAGAGGAAAGAGAGCAAGCTATCAGATGTTCATAGCTTCAAACATGAGGTTTAAATTTTTTATTAAGGTGTAAATAAAAAGGGGAAGTATTAATTTACTTCCCCTTTGCTGTTTACAGCCTTTCCAGTCTTTCCTTCAGACATTGATTATAAGTACTCATTGCATTAGCTTGCACTTTTAATAAAGCTTTTTGAGTATCATTAATACTCTCAAACTTGTCACCCTCAATAAAACTTTTCAACTTATTTAATTTATCTTCAAGTTGAACTTGTTCTTCTACTAATCTTGTTTTAAAATCACTCATAACTTTTTTTTTATTTAAAATTATTGTTTAAAGAATGGTATTTGGTCTTCAATATAAACACCTCTCATAATTGTATTATACATAGGAGCAAGAGGAGACTTAAGTAAACTCTGTTGAGCTTTAGACTTATCTTTATATGGTCCAGACTTAAGTATAGCATCTTCTCCATTGAATGTTTCATAGTTCATTGGATTCATTAGGTCAATAAGATTAAGAGTCTTTTCTACTGTATTTACACCAGCAGCAGGAGACTTTAATATCCTCAAACCTTCACCAACCATTTCTGGAGTAGGAGTAAGAGCACCTAATTCAGTGTATAATCTTCTCAACTGATACTCAATCATTTTGACTAACCAAGGTCTATCCCTATCATCACTCCACTCTATTAATCCAATAGCTGCTGCTACTGCAAGGAAGTGTGCTACCTCAGTTAATGCTCTTTTGACATTTGCCTGTTCTGTAGGAGTCATTTCATTCCACTTACTTGCAATATCAAACTGAGCTTTCCTAAGGTCTTGGAATAGAGCATTCATAAACCTACCAGTAGTAAGATAATAACCTTCTGTCCATGCTTCAAGGTCATAGTTATATGTAGCTGATTTAAACCTCCTATTGAGCGAAGGTTTTATCCATTTCCTGAACATCATACCCAACCTACCAATAGCCAATCTTTGTACTGCACTTCTATCAGCTTTATTATAAATACCGTGCATTCTTTGATTAATAGCTGCACTCTTTCTACTGAATTTGATTATATCTTCTTGAGTGAAAGCTGAACCATCAGCCTTAGTATAACCTTGTTTTAGCTGTAATTTAGCACCTAACTTCTTATTACTACTATCTAATGGTACAACCTCAAAAGCATCCCATAGACTTACTAACTTACCATTAGGAGCCTTCATTTTATAAGCATCAGCCAAAGCAAGAGAAGTTCTATTCTGCATCCAGTGTTCACCTGCATTATTCATAAAGAATAGAGCTGATGTACCAAACATTCTACTGAACCAAGTCTTCCTGTCAAAATTGACTTCTCTTGTATCCTGTTCATATTCCTGCATTACATTGAATAGTTCATCCCATAAAGCTAACTTATTGGTCTTTACCCTATCACCTAACTGAGCTAAGAATGATGGTAATTCCTTACCATAGGTTCTATCAGCTTTTAAAGTATTCTTTTCATTAAAGAACTCTCCTGAGAAAGACTCAATTCTCATCATCACTTTACCAGTAGCTATATTGGAAACACCTGAAAGGACATTTAATGCCAAGTTATTCATAGAAGTCATTCTATTAATAAAGTTAGCTACCTTTCCCTTGTCAATATTAGTCTTACCAAATGTTCCTTCATCTGCCATGTATCTTCCATATACCTGCATTTCAAAGAAGTCATTCAGTCTTTCCATAAACCTTGACTTGTCTCCTGTCTTAGTTAATTTACTCTCAACCTTTCTACCTACTGCCTTAAACTTCTCAACCATAGGTTTACCCCCTTCTGTTTGAGTAACCTGTCTTTCTCTTAGCATATCTCTACCAACTTCAAGAACATCAATGACCTTATTCATTTCATCAAAGTCATTAGCCATTGCTGCATAAGCAGTCATAGTACCTACTATATCAGTAGATAAGTCATTAGCACTTTCTCCCTTCTTGAGCTTTGTAAAGTAGATAGGTAACATTTGTACCTCTCTATCCTCAAAGTCTTTTACAGTTGCCTTGTCTCCAAAGTCTGTATCATCAGTTCTTCTAATGAAATTATCCTTGATACTTTCCCAAACTTGTTGAGCACCAGACTTAACACTTTCAGAGCTTTTAACCCTCTCAACCAAGTCTTTCCTAATCTTTACAGCACTATTCAGCTTTGTATATTTATCAGGAAGTAAGGCATCAAGTTTAGCCTTAATATCCATTACAGTAGTATAATAATCCCTCTGGGCTTTGTTTAGCCTTCTGAACTCCATACTTTCATAAATGGATTTCTTAGGTTGTCTAACTCCATCTACAGTCTCCATATTGGCATTAAACCAATTTTGTCTCTCTTCATTGTATTTATCAGCATTCTCCCCTACAGGATTTCTGCCATACTTTTCATTAAGACTTTGGAACATAGTCCTCATTCTCTCTCTGAATAGAGCATGGTTTATCTCACTGATATAATTACCACTCAGATTACCTTTACTATCTCTCTCAAACATCCACTCAGTGTCTTTTACACCAGCCTGTTCAAGTTTAATAGTGGCAGCTTGTAGTTCCTTCTGAATATCAATAGTCTTCAATCTGGCTTGCTCCTTGCTCTTTTTAACAGCTTGGTCCATAATCTTCAACATATAATCAGATGAATCAGCCATACTATCCAGCCATCTGTCAAAGAAAGAAATATCCTCATCAGCCACTTTAACCAACTCTTCTGCATTTAGAGTCTTTCCTTTGTACTTCCCAAATGGAACCACAAGGTTGTCTCCTACAAAAGGTTTGATGAAATCAACAAATAAAGGCATAGAGATTGTATTATAGTCCACTGCAAGGTCATTAAGCATTGTAGTGACATTATCTAATGCAACTCTTACTCTTTGACCATATCTATTGTCTGTGGACTTCTCTTCCTCTCTGAGAGCCTCTCTTACTGAATCAGCTATCCTCTTATAACTGTACATATAGTTCCTGATGTCCCTGAGTACTCCAGCCCTTTCATTAAGATTGGTTGCAGGAGTATTTCTCAATACCTCAAGCCTACTACTTACTTTCCTTAGTTCTTCAAGTGCATTATCAAGGAACATATAGATACCTTCAATCTCACTATTATCAGCTAATTCAAGCTCTAACCTGTCTATTAATAACCTCTGATTGGCACTAAATTGACTGTTAGGATTTCTCTTTTCATAAATCTTGAGCCTTTTCAACTCATTGTCTATAATCTTTTGTAACAAAGCCTTATCCCTATCTACCCTTTCAGTAGTGGAATAGAAAGCCTCGGAGGTACTAATGTTCTCAACATTAATAGCTTCATCCATCTGTCCAGTAAGAATATCACCAGCCAATTTACTAAAGCTACTCTCTGCTTCAAGCATTGCCTTTTGGAACTGTGAAGCCCCTAATCCTCTAAAGAAATTTTTTACAGCATTGATAAACCTCTCCAGAAGGGATTTATAAGATGAAGAAGGGACTGGTTCAGACTGTAATAAGTGTTTAGCAAGTAATTTACCAGCAGCTTCTCTGGCTAACTTTGATTCATCACCTTTATACAGGCTATCATAAGTGTTGTAATCATCACCTAATATCTCGCCTACTAAACTATTGTTAGCCAAGTGATTAACCAGTCTATTGATAAGAGGATTATCACCCATTGCCTCAATAGCAAAATGAGCAAACTCTTCTGGTAATGCTCTTTCCCCTTTAATACCATCAGCAAGTCTAATCAATTCAATTATACCTGTTGCAGCATCTCTGGCTTGACTAAAGTCTGTTACTCCTGCCACTCCTCTTCTCTGTTCCAAGTCTGTAAGAGCACCTATCCCAATGCCATTAGCAGCTAATATCTCTCTCAATCTATTATTAAGAGTGTAATTATACTGCATATTGTTAGCTTCAAGACTATTCATCTTGTTTCTTACTCTGACAAAAGGACTGATATAAACCCTATTACTTTCATTGTCCCATACCTTCTCAACAGATGCAACATAGTCTTCTCTAAACTCTGATTGAGTATTGAATTGAATAGCCTTTTGGACTAACATTCTATAGTTTTCATCATTGTTCAGATATAACTTAGCTCTACCTGTCTTATGGTAATGTCCAATCTCTTCATTAAGGTTCTTTAGAATCTTCTGCTCATCAATAATACTTCTTAGATTAGTTTTCTTCAAGAGACTGCTTAGAGTAGGTTCACCATTTTCATCCATCTGTAACCTTGGATTCCAATTAGTAATAAAGTCACTACTCTTTGTAATGAGGTATATTCTTGTTGCCTCCTGTCTATTAGGGGCATAAGCCAGCAGGTCTTTAAATAACCTGCTGCTTACTACCTCATTTTTACTGTTCCTCACTTGAGGAATTATTGCACATTTCTTAGCCATATCTATAATTCATATAATGTATTTGCACCACAGATTTTATCATTGTTTGCATCCTCATACTCAGTATTAGGACTAATAGAATTAATATCATCTGCTTTCCCTTCATTCACTTCAAGTGGAGCACCATACACCTGACTGAAAGCCTCACTTGCAATATCTTGAGTCAGACTTGAGAAATCATAGTTAAGATACTTTGGCATGGAGTCATAATCAATATCAGCTTCCTGATTGGCTGTTATATCCTGATTTATATTAGGAGTATAATTCCTGTCATTCTTATCAATTACTGACTTCATTTCAGTAACATCCTTACCATATTCATACTCAATAAAACTGTTCTTGAATCCAAGTGGGTCTATTCTTTCATACACAGCTACATTAGGTTGTACATTATCAACTTGTGTAAGCTTGTAATATATTGTACCTCCCTTATATCTTCTTGCTATGTAATTAAAGAAGTCATAGGTTGTTTCCTCTCCTATTCCCTCTCTCTTCCTTATTATCTTCTTATCACCACTGTTAGATTCAGTATCAATGGTTATTTTAACCATATCCAAAGCATCACCTTGTTCATCAGTGAAAGAAGTGGAAGCCTCTGTGGGAACCTCAGGAACCAACTGTCTGTTATCCAAGTGATTGTAGATGTACTGGTCAATAAACTGACTGTAATCATCCTCACTTTCCAACAATCCTCTCAGTGTATCAATGTACTCTGGAACAGACTGTCTAATGGCAGTTGGTGCTAAATGAATGAAAGTAGAAGGTCCAAATGCAAATCCATTTCTGTAATAACTGTATCTGAATAAATTAAGAGCTAAAGCCTGAGCTTTTGGACCCATATATAACAATGATTGCCAGTCTCTCATATATCTTTCCCTAAGAGTAGGACTTAACTGACCAACATTCTTAAATACTATTGTATCTACAGGATTATTCTGGTTAGCTCTTATCACTCTCAATCTCTTAACAAACTCAAGTTCAGCTATTTCAGGATGTTCACTCAATGTTCTGTTGAAATAATCAGGGAAATTATTGATGAAATCCCTTCTCTTATCACTGGATGTTGTAACCTTATCATCTGCTCTTAGGTTAGCTTCTTGCCCAAAGAATGATGTCTTGGACATAATATAAGCTAACAAATCATTGTAGATGTTATTGAGTGTCTTTGCATTTAACTTGCCTGTCTTAGTGTACTGTCTAAGTCCTCTCAACCCTTCCTTACCATCAATTACTTCTCTGAATGAAGAAGTGAACTGAGGGAAATATCTACTAAACATTTCTTGTGTTTGGTCAATACCAAGACTAAAGAATGCTTGTAAATAGGGTAATGGGGAACTTAATAACCTCTCTCTTATCTGGTCAATATCCATACCTTTCATACTGGAAGGCATAATAACATCTGCACCAGTTAAAGGGGAGTTTTCATTTAAAACCACATTATTCAGGAAGTCATCAACTTTCTGTATCTTAATCTGTGTATCTGCAATAGTAGGACCTGCTGCACCACCTTGAGTATCTGCTCTTGTAGCTTGAACCAACTGTCCTAAAGCATCTGCTGTGCCCATTATTCTCTTAAATAAATAACCAGCAGCCACCTGCTTCTTATAGAACTCAACCTTTCTGTAGTCAGATGTCTGTGTCCTATCACTCAATTCCTCTACTTCCTTCTGGAGAATGATATTGTCTGCCAATTCATCTGCCATGAACTTATTAGATTTATAATTGTCATAGGTTACATCTTCCATCATTGCAGCCCTTTTCTTGTAGTTCTCAATGACTTCATCAATGATTGTGTCCTTTCCTTTGCCTTCTCTACTCTCTCTAAAATAGGTATTGGTAATATCCATTACAATTGGTTGTGACATAATCAAACCAATCTCAACAGGATTATAGCCAAGCCTACTTAAAAGCATTGAGGCATCAGCAGTGAATGTATTCTGATTCAATGAAGCAAGCACAGGGTCTTTTACATTATCCACAGATGCAGCAAGGAAACCTGCATTATTCCTTGAGATATACTCCTTATTGTCATTCATCAGACCATGAAGAGAAGTCAGTCTCTTACCATTAAGTAAGAAAGAACCATTCTCAGTGTCAAGACCTAATTCAGTATGTTGCATCAAAGCATGGTTTGCATTATGGTTGGCATAAATACCAATCAATGCTGCACCAGTCATATTCTGCTGATGAAGTTGAACCTGAGTTCTTGGGTTAAGAGGGTCAAGTTTCTTCTTGAACTTCTCTGCCAATTTGTCAAGTTTCTTTAAATCCATACTCTGTAACTTGGAAAGAGTACTTTGATTTTCAGGAATATTCAGTTCCTTTCTTAGTTCAGACTCTCTACTGGATTGTAGAATGTTAATTATTCTTGCAGACTTCTTCTGATAATCAAAACCACCGGGGTTAAGCATCTTTGAAGCAGTGTCAGCATTAGTCAGAACACCCCACATCATATCAATTAATAGATTGTTTCTGGCTTCAAGACTATTCTCTTGTGGAGACTTGCTAAAGTCATATTCAATCTTCTCAATCTTGTCCTCAGAAGCTACTCTATACTTCTCTCTGTTAGCTTTATAGGTCTTCCAGAGATTGTATTCCTGACTATCCTTAGGAGCTTTCCTACCATCATCTATGGCTCTGTTTACACTCTTTCTATACTCCTTCAACATTTCAGGAGACACAGCTTTTCCTTGTGTCAATTGAGCAACCAAATCATAAACAAACTGTCTTCTATTATATTTAGGAGTTATCTTGAACTCAGGCAGCATAATATACAATTTATCCACATCAAAGTCAGAACCACTTAGGGTAGTAATCTCTGCTGGAAGCATAATTGCAGAACCATTTTGCTGGGGTAAGAAACCTTTAATATAAAGAGGAGCCATTGAATATTTGTCCTCTGTTGGAACTCTATAACCAATCAACTTTCTCAAGCTGTCTGGTAATTTATTTACATCCAGTTCATGAGTACCTGCCTTCATAAGAGGTTCATAGAACTTCCTACTATATGCTGGCATATAAACTTCGAGATATTTGATTCTCTTGTTCTCTCCTTCACCTTCAAAAACAATCTTTAATTCATCAGTAAGACCATAGTCAGACACCTGAATAAGTGCTCCTCCTCTAATCTTCTGCTTAGTAATCCTACTCTTGATAATACTATTCAGCAATGTCTGTACTCTTTGGGATTGTACAGGGTCAAATAATGGAATATTGAATTGTCCTTTCTCATTAAGAGTACAGGCTCTAATCATATCAATTCCATATCTTTGATTACCTCTCAATTCCTCAAGAAGTATCTTTTCAACCTGTTTAGGGTCTTTAAAGATTTCATTTACATCAGCAAAAGCCTGAATGATATTCTCAGTGTTAATAGCATTATACATATCTAACCATTCCTGCTTAGACATTTCCCTACCATTTACATCAATCTTAACATCTGGACTAATATCTGCTGTAATCAGCTTTCTAATCTGAGTACCAACTAACTGAACTGCATCAATAGCATGTTCTGGAGTTGCAGTCTGAATACCATAATCCTCATAGCTTACTTTATGAACTACATTAGGATTCTCAACACCATTCTGAGTAGTGGCATTCTTAAGTACAGACTTGACATCTTCCTTAGTATTGACATTATTCAGGTCAATTACACCTTGTTTCCCAACCTTAGTAGTTGATTCAAATTGAACTACATCAATTCCATTCTCTTCCATGAACTCATTGATAGCCACAAGTTTACCTGATTTACCAAGTGGACCTGAAACTAACTGGTGCATAGCCATAAGAAGGAACTCTGAGTTCTTATGTTGAACTGGTGTCTTAATGCCTGTATGACCTTGAACTCCACTCATATTATTCACCTGAGTGTACACATAAGGTTTCTTGGTCTGCCAGATAATATTGAAATCAGCCATATCCCACTTACCATTTTGGAAGTTATCAAAGGCTCTCTGCATATCATCTGTCCACTGACCAGACATATCAAGAATAGCTCTGTAAGAACTTAATGACCTGTAAGCCTGAGCATCTGCCACATTTACCTCTCTGAACTTATTCAAGATTAAATCTCTGTCTCTCTTTGACATCTCACCTTTCTTGACTCTTTCATCAAGTACAGTTGCAATATCATCAAGTGCAGAGGATACAATCTCATCATCCTTTAGATAAATAGTCCTCTCTTCCTTTCTACCATACTTAGAGTTGGTATTAAGTCTGAGAGCAGGAGCATGAACCTCCTTATATCTCTTTTGGAAGTCCTCTATATTCTTATAGAAAGCAAGGTCAGTTGTAGTGAGTTCAATGATTTGTGATGTAGCAAACTTACTATTCCAGAAATACTCTCTCAACTTAGCTTTGGCATTATTTCTAATAACCAAATTTCTATTGATACTATCCATTTCCTTAGCAGTAATCTCACCTCTCACCATCTTCTCTCTCAACAAGTCCTTAATACTTTCAAAAAGAGTAGTTGCTCTTCTATCATCTACTGGATTATTGTTGTTGTAATCCCTTAAAAGAATATCCATCTCTGTAGTCCACATTCCTTCAAGAGCCTTCTTTGCATTGTTCAAAGAAGTTGCTGTATTCCTGTTATAAGAACTTTGACCAGCATTTACACCAATTACTCCAAGATATTTGTACTTACCATTAGGCAGTTCTTCAAGTAAACCAGCTTTAGCCCATTCTCTGTAAGTCTGTTCAAACTCATTATCAAGAGCTTCTCTTACTGACTCTCTGATGAACTCTCTTAACTCAGCACCAGTTCCTTCATTCTGGATTCTCTGGAACCTATCAAGGAAAGTCTCACCATTGTCATATCTTACATCATTCAGAGCTGTAAGGAACTTAAACTCAGAACCTCCTTTACTTTTAACTTTCCCTTCCTCATCTCTGATTATATCATAGTTTGCAATAGGAGCAATGTTAGGATTACCCTTTTGATATTCAACATCCCTTTGGTTTACAAGAGCTATTCTATCTACTTCTTGATTAACCAAATCAACCATCCTATCAAGGATAATATCATCATACTTCATATACTCACCATCTTCTCCAATGATGCTATGATTGTCATACTTCCTGAATCTAATGAACTCAGCAGAAGGACTATCTGAAAGAATTGGCACATGGTAATTAGCCCATTGAATATCAGATTTACTGTTATCTGGGTCTCCAAAGTATTCTGTCAGTAATACTAAGGTATAATCCAAATCATCCCAGTTCTGATATGCAACCTTATCTGAGTTAAGTAGAACCTTATGGCTCAATCCTCTTCTCATTTCAGGGTTATTTACCAGTTGCTCAATCCAGTCATTTCTCCATCTACCATCCTTATAGAACCATTCATATTGTCCGAATTCATTTTCAACAAACTCTTTGAACCTTGCTTCATTACCCATAACATTCTTAAGCTGTTTAATCAACTTGCCAAGATAGTTAGGAGTAACATGGCTATAGTATGACTTATCATTTTCCCTCACACTACTTTCAATGGCATCTTCTGTTACTTCTGCAAGCATCATAGCTATGCTATTGTAAGCAGAACCAAATGTATTTATCAAATCCCCTCTCTTTTCAGTTCCATCTTCAAGAGTCTCAGATTTAACCTCACCTTTCTTTACACCACTGAATATGATATTTAATTGAGGAAGAAGCAACATAATTGGGTCTGTTGCAGTACCACCTTCATATTGCTTTATATTGGTCAGAGCATCCAATAATACACCTTGATTAGCATTGATACCAATCATATTAAGGAGCTTATTCAATGTCTTCCAAACCTTTTCATCCTGTAGGAGTTCCAACCTTTGTTCTGTACTAAGATTGGTAAATCTGTTATTAAGAGCTTCAGTCCATTTAAGACCATTCTCTGCATTCTCAAGATTCAAGTCTCCATTCTTGTCATAGATACTATCATCATCAAGCAGATTACCATTCTCATAGTTATCCCTCCATTCATCAAGTAGATAATAGACACCCTCAGGCTTATTGATAGCAATAGTTTCCATCTTGAAAGTACCATCAGCCTGTAGCTTCTTCTTCTGAATCCAGTAAGGCATAAAGTCCTTTCTGAAATCCTGATAGAACTGACTGAATAGTTTGGGTTCAGCCTGTAGCTTCTTGACTATTTGCTTAGTCCAAAGCTTGGTATTACCCAGAGTCTCCAGAAGTGGTAACATATCATCAGATGTAATCATATCTCTGAGCTTATCTATAAGGGTTGCATGAACATAGTCTGCATCAAGAAATCTAAGATTTCCTAAATCATCCTTATCATACTTTCCTCTGTAGTCAAGTTGGGGAATTTCTCTAATTACCTTTCTAACCTCCTGACTTAGAGATTCATGAGAGCTTACTTCCCTATAATTAGTCATCCATCCATCCTTGAAAGCCTCATCCTTTACAAAATCATCAGCTTGTGTATCTACTGCACTATCTCCCTCTGGAGTATCATTATTAAGGTTGGCATCTTTAGGGGCAATATAATTAGGGTCAATCCTAATCCCCTCTGTAGCTATTAGTATAGTACTTGCTTCCTCAGCCAAAGGTTTGAAGTTATCTACTACTTTCTGATAAGCATTAGTCTTATATAATGCTTTCTTCTTTGCAGCTTCATACTTCTGTTCATCACTATATCTTTCAGAACCTTTCATACTATTGATTATATTCAGTTCTGATTGTATCCTATTCTCCTCAGAGTCAAGTATATAGTTATTGAAATAATCCCTTACTCTACTAAATAAGCCAGCAGGTGTATATAACTTGATTATCTTGAATCTATCAAGAGTTGCTAACTCTTCTTTCAATTCATTGACAGCAAGTACATCACCTTCTTTTTCAGCATCAGCAATTCTCTTATTAAGAGTATCATTGTGTTCTTGCAGTGCTGTATCTATCTCATTGCTAAAGAATCTTGCAATCAGACTAACCCTGTCTCTTCTTGTTCTTGGGTCAAAGTCTAAATCTACTTTAGCTTGTTCTTCTACAGTGGAAATTCTTGGAGCTTCAAATGCAGGTGAAAGTGCTTTATCTAAAGCCTCTATCATTTCATCCTTACCTTTCCTTAATTCTGCCCTAAAGTTATTTAGTTCAGAAGCAGTAGGATAAGTGTCCCAGTCCTTATTATTCTTGTCTTGCCATAGCTCAACAAGTCCCTTGACTGATTCTATAGTTTCACCCTGTAATTTAGCAGCCAATTCTTCTATTGTAGAATTAGTTGTGATACATCTTTTACTCATCTTGTTATAGATTTATAATTAAATTTATGTGCAAATATAAAGGTTGTTTTCTTAATATGCAAGTTATTAAGGGTTTTCTTTTTGAGAGGTAAACCAAACTCTTTAAAAATAAAAAAAAAGGGGAGACTTAGCTCCCCTAACTGTTACTCAACTACATACTTAACACCATTGAAGATAAGCTGTTTAATTGTATTGATATTAACCAGTCTTTCACCAGTTTCTTTTGGACCTCTTACAACATCCATATCCATACATTTGTACTTACCATCCCTTGATACAAACTGCATCTTGTAGCCTCTCAGTACCCTATCTTCTCCTTCAATGAAGTCCTTAATAGGGTTATTCTGAATGTGTTCCAGAGCTTCTTTATAAGCTACAGCCATTGACTTCTTAGCTTTCTTAGCCTTGTCAATCAAAGCTACAGCCTCTTGTCTTTGTGCTTCCCTCTCAGCTTCATATTGCTTCTTGGTCTTAGCTTTATCCTGCTTTTGGAACACAACAGTGAATACCTCAGAAGATTTGATACCCTCAAAGATTGTCCTTATACCCGGAGTACCATCTTTCTTATCTTCTTTAGTCACTTTTACTTCTTTGTCATACTGGTCAGAAGTATTAAGCAGGTCTTGAACATAACCATAACCTAATGTCACTGACTTTCCACTCTCTGTATGCTTGAACTTGATTGTATCTTTACCAATCTCTTCAACAATGTAATGTGATTCTTCTGAGAATACATCACCTACTGCTATTTCTTTAATATTGATTTTCATTTGTTCTTGATTTTAATCTGTTACTTCTTTTGAATAAGCAGTATATACTGCATTTAATTCTACATCATCCTTTACAGAATCCATAGTAGCCATATACATAGCTTTTGTCCTTGTTCCACCTCTACTTAATGCAGCAGCTTCAATCACTTGAGAAGTTTTACCACTATTCTTGAAAGGAACACTTACACCATTTGTCATGGCAGAAAGCTCTTTATACCATTCAACATACATAGGGTCAATAGTCATGGTATCAAATTTGATACCTAATTCACTTGCCTTCTTAGCTTCTTCTCTCCAATCAATCTGGGCATTACTTATAATACCCTTGTAGCTGTAACCTACCTTGTGAGGTGCTGCATCAGCAATTAATAATACTGCCTTAGTAGAACCCTCTCTCCATGCAGTTTCCTCCGTGATTTTCTTAATGACCAATTCATAGAATTCATCACCATCCCCACCACTTGTATCCTGAGCTTCATTAATAAACTTGATGATTTTGTTTTCATCATTAGTAAGGTCTAATACTTGGTAAGCCTTACCAAAGTTATCCTTGCTCCTCATATCACAATAGTCACCAAATGCTACTATACCAATCCTTAAATCAGGATTAGAACTGAATAATTTGGGAACCAACTCCTTCACATGGGTCTTTACTGCATTAATATAAGCTGACATAGAGCCAGTTGTATCAAATGCAATTACCATGTCAAGCATACCATCAGTAGTAGATGGCTCTACTACTTTAGGTAGCTCTTTTGTCTTAATTAAATTTGTTCTCATTAAATGAACTTTTCAAGATTTGACATAAACTCTTGAGCTTCTTTCTGAGTTTCAGAGATGAAACCTATTTCATCCTCAAGGAGTTTTACCTTTTGTTTCTTACTGTCAATGTCTGCCTGCATTTCTGCATTCAATTTTGAAGCATCTTCATATGCTTTCTTAAACATTGATTTTGCTACAGTCAGCCTTTCCTTAAATGAAGGCTTCGCAATAACTGTTTGTTTCTTACTTCCAAATGCCATTGTTTTTTTTTTAGTTATTAATCAGGATTGGCTTCATCATATAAATCCACCAAATAATTTCTTCTCAAAAACTCCATGTGTAATGGATGTGCCAGTTCTCTTGCTTGAGGATGAGCACTGCCTGCATCCCTCAACTCAAAGAAATGTTCCCAATCACTTTCAAAACCAGTCATTACTAATTCTGTCTTTAAGGAGTTAGGAAGAATAGCTCTTGCTTGTTGAGGAGTCCAAGGGTTATTTCTGAATCCAGATTTATATCTTTTATCTGGTACTTTTTCATCCCATTGCTTTAGTAGACTAAAATAAGTATCTTCTGCCATCTGAAGATGTTGAAGATAAAATTTATCATACATACTGCAAGGGTCCCATCCTTTATTAGAATCTTCTCTAATTTCAGGACACCATTCAGGAATAATAAAGGTAACTTCGTTATTAAACTTATCCTTTGAATAGTTACAATATCTAGTGCTTTCTTGAGCAAAACTAAATACTCTATGCCTTACAAACTCATGACTTACTCCCCTATCACATACAAAGTGTACAGTGATTCTCTTTGCATGGAACTCTGTAGGTTCACACAGGTATTGTAGGTCATCAATCCACTCATTTTCTATAATAACTCTATAATTACTGGTTATATACCAATAGTCATTCTCACTATTATTCATTACTACAGAGTAAGGATTGTCTATATACTTTATAACTATAGGTTCATTAGAGAACTCTCCTCTATCATCCATAGTTCCATAAGGAATTTTAAGATACACTGTACCATGTTCCAGCATAGCACCATGACCTGACTTAATCATCCTATCTACGAACTCCTTAGCAGAGTTTTCTGTTATCTTATCTTCTGATTTATAACATACTCTCCCTGCCCTTTCAATTTGTTTATAAACTCCTTCAAGACCTTCTTGTTGGTCCCAAATAGAAAAACTTGGTTTAATTAATCTCATATTTTAATCATCTATTACTACAACTTCATCAATATCAAACTCTTTAGGAAACTCAGCATCTTCTACCTTTTTATGAAAGGCTTCATTAATCTGTTCCTCCTCTGCATCTGGAGGTAATTCAACTTCATCATAATATGATATGGTTACACTCACAAACCTCTTATATTTTACATCAAGAGGTGTATTCCAAGGTGCTCTGGGGTCTTCATTAGCCCCTAATGGTACATTATTCATCCTCTTTTCCTTTTTAAGTTTCTTAATATTTATCTCTAAATTATTCTCTTGGATTAATCTGCGAGCAATTACACTTTCAAGTTTCTTTGGAATGCTAATATGTCTGCCTTTTTCATTAAGGTAGATAGCATGGTCTCCACTATGTCTATCATAGTAAAAACCATTAGCCACTACCACCCTAACAAACTCTCTATGTGTAAATTGCTTCATCACCAAAGTTCTTTAATTCTCCTAAAGTCCTCACCTTGAGGTACTGGACAATCCTTCACCCACTCCATTTCCTTGACATTCCATAGTGACAAATCAATATGCTCTGGAAGGAGAAGTTTCATATCAGCAAAGAGATTAAGTCTAAGAGATTTCCCTTTAATGAAATCAGATTTAGTTTCTTTAACCTCTTGCATCATACTGTTCAGTTCCACAAACTTATCAATATCACTCTGACTGTGAGGAGTCAAGACTATACCATCTGCATAAGCTAATATAGTCCTTACTCTGTCCCAAGCAGCTATTGAAGTGTACACATATACCTTTGGAATATCTGTATAAACCTCACTAATAACTCGAATAGACCTTATTAATTCAGCTACTTTATTAGTGTGAATCAAAGGTTCTCCTCCAGTAATCATTATCTCCTCATAGTTCCATCTATCCACTACTGGTAAAGATGAAAAATCCCATGAGTTATTACAACACATGGGACACTTGTTAGGACATTTAGTTGTTACTAATAACCTAAGTTTCTTATTCATGATACTACATCTTTATAAGTTACCACTTGTTCAGCCATAAGACCATTGCAAGGAGGTACAATTACTTGTTCAATCCTTGTTACTTTATATAGATGTGGAGTACCATTATATATACCATTACTCTTCAAGAGTATTTCTGCCTGTTGAGGATTAATAGCCTTACACATTGCACATCCCTTACCTATACCAGTAACTTCATATTCCATAACCCAAAGTTGCATTGCTCCATCAGGAGCACAACCTGCATCTACCCTATCTCTGTTAGGGATTGTAGTGTCTGGGGCACAATAAATTCCTTGCTGTCCTGCCATATTAATAACTCCTTAATTCATTACACTTCTTGCATAAGCCATTCTTATAAACAGGCTTACCACAAATTCTACATCTCTCTACAGCATTAAAGCCTAATTCTCTACTTGATTGAGTAGAATTACTCACTACTTCTCTTATTAGTGAGAAAGCTTGTGTTAGCTTTTCCACTTCTACTGATGTTAGTATTCCAGTCCCAGAGTAATAGGGAATAGACATACCTTTCAACCTCCAAAGTATGTTATTTCTAGCTCTCCACTTCCTCTGTTTCTCAGTAGGTTGCCTATCTCTATTAGGACTAGCATTAACTGGTCCTGCATAAATTCCTTGCTTACTCATACACCTTCAATTATTGATTTATACCTTTCATAAGTCTTCCTTATTACTTCTTCACCAATAGGATTCTCTCTCTTAGAGTCCCTCTCAATACACACCTCAAGAGGTATAAAGAAATCTTTATACTCTAGTGAGTAACAATTCATATAACCAAGGGTACTATCAACTAAGTTTTCATAGTATTCTATCTCTTTTGGATTGAAATTCATGTTATCAACAACAATATCATATCCAAATTCCATAGCACTCACCATGAAGTCCTTCTTTATATCAGATACAAGATGTTCTCTACTTGGAACCCAGTATTTACCAAGCATGTTTCTGATGTCATCATTATTGAACCTTACTCTATGCTCTGGGTCTTCAAGTACCCACTGTTTAGCCCATGTAGTTTTTACCTGAGCCTTGTATTCCTCTACATAAAATTAACTTTGACATACATCACATTTCTTTTGATTATCCATCCACATTATTGTCATAATGGCATAATTAGCCATATCCAGTAAGGTATCCCTGATAGATTCATCTTGCACCATAGCTTTCTTCTGAACCAGAGACTCAATTCTATTCATCTTGTCTCCAATTCTTACTGCTGATGCTACAAGACCAAACTTATCCAAAGACTTATCAAAGGAATTACCATAGTCATGATTCTTCCTAACATAGGTTCTAATCATCCCTTTGGCTATATTCTTGAATTGATTAGCTGATTCAGGTAACTTGTTATTTTCCTCTACTGCTTTTATCATTTCCTCCATTCTCTTCCCATTCTTTTAATGTTATAAACTTGTCAAGGAACTGTCTCTTTTCCCTGACATAATAATGACCATTCTTGAGACTCATATAGAGAACTGCATCTATCCATTCTCCACTATCCATGTCTTTCATCTTTACTATACCTTTAGCATAATATTGATTCTTGGTCTTAGGATAGACATAGATTCTCTTCTTTTGATTACAACTTAACAAGTGGATAGTGTAAATAAGCCCACATAGAGCTATTACAACTACCACTGTTACTACCAATACTTTCCAAATCTCCATAATTTCCTAATGTATCCAGAAATCTGCTTTATCACCCTCAGCAGGAAGTTCTACTTTCCTACAGAAGAATGCTCCAGCCTTTTTCATACAATTTTTCAAAACCTCTGTCATTTCATCAGCTATCTCTTCTGGAACCTCTATATTCCATTCATCATGTGCTGGAATACATAACTTTACCTTGAATAACAAATCATGCTCTACAAGATATTCCCATAAGAAGATAGATGCAGTCTTGAACATAGTAGCACCACATCCTTGACAAGGATAATTGATTGCTTGTTTTTCAGATGCAGACTTCCTCTTGAAGAAGTGTCTTACAGGATGTACATACACATCAGCTATATTTACATAAGCCTCTCTGATAGTATCTTTTCCTGCTTTCTTGGTTGTATAATGATATACTCCCACCATAGAATTAAAGTTGTCTCCTCTGGCAAATCTTTGATATAACTCATTCTTCACTTGTTTAGGAAGCAACTTATTCTCTTTACCTTTATAAGTTTTATAGGTAGCCCAATACTCTTGATTGAACCTTGCTTTTATACCCATTAATATGTCATAATCATAGATATAAGCCTTTCTTCCACTTGAAAAGTCAGTAATGATATATCCATGCTCCATGACAAACTTTCTCTGTCTGTCTTGATACACTTTCATACCTTTAAAACCTTTCATGTAGTTATTATAAATCTTGTTGGCTTCTACAAGAGGAATACCCTTATTACCATGAATAGTGTTAGCATCACCACCATAATTAATGGCAAATTCAACACCCTTAGCTTCACTTCTCCAATGTTTGAACTTATACTTTACTTCTTCTATAGGACAATTTCCTATTATCTCAGGATAAGACATCTTGGCTACCAGAGAATGAATATCACCACAACCATTATTGAACAAATCAATCATAGCTGGGTCATTGGTTACATCTGCAATGATTCTTGATTCTTGCCCACTATAGTCACAAGAAATCCATTTCATTCCTTTTCCTGCAACAAAGCAAGCTCTTGTCTCACTGTCAGATGGAAAGTTCTGAAAGTTAAGATACTCAATATTGTTTGATTTATCCTTACCTCCTGAACTTAATCTTCCTGTATCTGTTCCCAACTGATTAAAGTTAGTATGTAACCTTCCACTCTTTTCATTTATCTGGTTAATTACATTCTGACCATAAGTAGAAGTAACCTTCTTTGCTGCCTTATATTGTAGATACAAATATGCAATGGTAGATTTATCTTGTTGAGGTTCAATTACTTTTGCCTCAATACTATCCTTCCATTCACCAGTATCCTTATCTTTAGCTAACAAATCAAAACCTAATGATTTGAATAATGGAATTACCTGTTTAGGACTATCCCAATTAATCAAACATTGAATCTTGCTTTGAAAGCCAAGAAATAGGTCTCCTTGAAGGTCTTCCTTTATGTACTTGGTACTTAACCTTGCATCAATAGGAACTTTCCATGCTTCACAATAACCCCTCTTTTGCCCTTTAATGTCTGCTTCTGGGCATCTCTCACCCTTCATCTTTTTCCTTGCTTTCTCAAGGTCATCAGGGTCATCCCATCCTTCTATCTGCAAGTAATGATAAGCATAATTCTCTCCTTTAGCTGAGTTAATAACCCAATTACTAAGTGCATCCTCAAATACTTTGACAGTGAAATTATCAAGAAGCATTTTTCTTTCCCACTTACTTCTGCCTAATAACACACCACAATATTCAGTATATGCAACCCAAGGAACAGACTTATTCTCATACACAAGAGCTGTAACTAATCCTCTCTTCTGGAGTTCTTTTTCCTGTGCATCCATTATCTTCTCCAGATATTTCACATCATTTGCACCATACTCAATAACATCTTCTGAAAGACCAGCCCACATCACCTTTCCACGAACAGTCTTATCCAGCTCAACACCAAGATAATTTTGACCTGCTGCTTTTAAAGCCATAGAATGAATACCAGCAGGAAAGCCCATATACATAAGTTTCTCTGCCAAGAAACCATCATAAACCTGTTTTACAACTACTCTTTGATGGAATAAAAACTTCAAGTCAAACTTGATATTCCAACCAATAAATAGTCTATCAGATTCAAGATAGTCTTTAAAGAAACTTAGGCTTACAGTAGTTATATCAATTACTACTTGAAACTCATAACACCCCAACTGGAGCATTATGAGTTCTTTTGTATAAGGGTCAAACCCTCTGGTTTCAGTATCTAAGCCAACCTTTCTCAAAGGCTTGAGCATGTGTAATGCAGCTTGTGGAGATATTATCTCATACTTGTCAGATTCAGGTAGTATTTGTTGAGTTACTACATAAATCATATATTCACTATTGCATCAATTAACACTTGCTCTTCTTCTGGTGTGACTTCAAAGGTAATAGCATAACCCTGTCCCATTACATGGTCTATAGATTTAACTACTGCCTCAGCTTCTTCAAGATATTCTCCCTCAACTATCATTGGACCACCTGATGGGTCTATGAACTTTTTCTTCTTATCTGTCAAACCACTCCTCATAGTATATGTGGAAGTCTTTAACATATAAGTGTGTGACTCACTGCCATCTGGCTTAACTAATCTCCTAAGATAGTTGTGTTCCTCTCCTCTTGATTTTAACTCTATTAAGTCTTTCATACCATTGAATATGCTACTAATTCATCAAAATTCAGTACATACCTATACTTCTGAAAGAAAGTATTTCCAATAATACCATGTAAGTTAATACCAAACTCTTGCTTGATATTACCAAATGCTTGACTCAAGTCTACTACTTGGAAATCATCCTCATAGCTCTGACTTCTATATCCTACATTCATTCTTACATACTTAGATTCTTGGATAGTACCCTCTATTCCAAAATGACCTCCACTCTCTCCAGTCTCTTCATAAGATAATCCTTCCAGAGCTGCTTCATTAATTGAAGAATAAGATGCACCAGTATCAAGAAGAAAATTCAGTTTCCTGCCATTATTCATAAATGTGACAATTGGCAGTTCAACCAAATCCATAGACTCTCTAAATGAAATTCTGCCCACTTTAGGGTCTATCTTCCTTCTATTCATTATTAGATTAACAACTCCAGCAATAATGGCTACACAAGCCAGTACCACTATCATTGCTACAGTTTTCCATACAAACTCCATGTTTCATGTTTTTTTTTAGTGATTACTTTCCTGTACTACCAATACCACCCCTACCTTCATTTCCAAGGAAATCCACAGGCTCCAGAAGTGGTTTAGATGATAATAGCCATTTTAATTTCTGCCATACAGTAGCAAACTGAGATAATTTAACCTCAAATTGGCATACTCTTGTGCCTTTAGGGATAGTTACAGCCTTGAAAGCATATAGTGGTGCTCTCCATTCATCTGTATCACCATTATAAATAGTGTCAATGAATCCAAGACCATTAGCAATAGTAACTCCCAACTTACTTGGAGCACTACTTCTACTATAAACCTTAGCTACTATCCCCTTGGGAAGTTCAGTTGCAATACCTAACCTTGCAACATAAACCTCTCCTTTCTTCAAAGTCACATCTTCTGCCAGACATAGGTCAAAACAATCTGACTTATCCTCTTCTGTTCTCACAGGAAAACAACCAGAGGTGATTTCTTTTACTTTAATCTTCATATCTTATTTCTTATACTTTATTTTTTTTTATTGACAAGCCGAGTAATCACATGATTCACAATGTTTGCACCCTGCTTCCCTGATTATTTTACCACCACATTGAGGGCATTTTTCCCCTGCCACTTCCTCATTAGGGATATACTTACTAAGCACTCTACACATAGCTGAACTGAATGAAGTGATATTGTCATTGACTTTCTTTGCAGTCTTGACTATATACTTAATATCTACTCCATGTCTTAGTAACATAGATGAATACAAAGTAGCTGCATTCTCTTCAACATTCTCATTAGCTAACTCAAGATTGTCTATATGAAAGACATCTGATGTAAAGCTATAGTGCATCTTACTTACTTTAGTTATAACACCTTTATGAGGTTTAAAACTGATAGGATTCCTTGGTCTGAATGCAAAGACTTCATAAGGTTTGCCCTCTAACATACCTACCAAGATGATGAATTGTTCACCTTTTGCTTTAATCAAATAGGCATCAGCTTCAAGTTCTTTAGGTCTTTTAGGAGCCTGTCTTCCTTCAATAGTCTTAGGTTTTTCAACCTGAGTTAATACACCTTCCCTACATCCATCTCTGTAGATAGTAATACCTTTCAATCCCTGTTTCCATGCTTCAATATAGATGTCAGCAATCTCCTCTTCTGTAGTTTCTTTAGCCAGATTAACTGTACTACTGATACTGTGAGTAATATACTTTTGAACTACTCCCTGTAATTTAACTCTCTGTCTCCAATCAATCTCTGGTGCAGTAGAACCATAATAAGGACTTTCCTTCCAGACTTCCTTCCATGCTCCTAAACTCCATTCATTGACTTCTGACTCACTATAGTTCATAGTTTCTATTGCCCATCTCTTCAAGTTAGGATGAACTACTGTAAACAGAGTGTATTTCTCACCTACTTTATCTACATAATCTACCCTGTCACTTTCAGACATACACTTTCTCTTTCTTTGATAGAAAGGCATGAATACAGGCTCAATACCACTACTTGTACCAGCCATGATACTTACAGTTCCAGTAGGAGCCACAGTGGACCAACTTATGTTTCTTCTACCTAAATGGGACATCTTATCAGCCTCATTAGGGAAGTTGAGTTTCAAGAACTTAAACCAAGGGTTATTCTCCTCTACAGCAGTATCATTCACTCTGACATGCCACTCTCTATAACCATCCCAAGCAGGAAATGCACCTCTTTCAATAGCCATATCAATGTTACTATCAAGCTGACCTTTGAACATAACTTTCATTAACTGTTCAACCTGATTAATACCTTCATCAGAGTCATACTTCAAACCTAACATAGCTATTGCATCAGCTAAGCCAGTGAAACCTAAACCAGCTCTTCTTCCTTGAATTGCAGTTTCCTTGATTTTACTCCATAGCTTGAACTCAGTATCATCAGTATCATTCTTTACTGTATCAATAATCTTATCAACAGCTTCAATCTCCAAATCAACCAAATCATCAGCCAATCTCATAGCCTCATAAGAGTGCATGTAGAGTAACTCTTCATCAATGTGAGCCTTATCTGTAAATGGGTCTACAACATAGCTACTTAGATTAATATGAATCAACCTGCAACTATCAAATGGACCCATTGGTATTTCACCACATGGATTTGTCCCCACCATTCTAAAGTCTTCATAAACTCCATCAGGAGAATAGTTGTGCATTGCTCCTTCAAACATAATCCCTGGTTCAGCAGTATTCCAAGCACAGTGCATGAGAGTATCCCATAACTCCCTTGCTCTTACTTTCTTGAAGAAAGAGTTTGGATGGTCATCATTTGAGAAGAACCATAATTCATTATATGGCATCTCTTCAATCATAAGACCTTGAGGTACACTTTCATCTACGGGAAATCTAAGGATATAATCCTTATCATTCTCAACAGCCTGCATAAATTCATCAGTAACTTTAACTGATATATTAGCTCCAGTTACCTTAGTTAAGTCTTGCTTCTTAGTAATGAACTCTTCAATGTCAGGATGATTAATACTCATACTTAACATAAGGGCACCTCTTCTTCCATTCTGAGCTACTTCATTGGTTATATCTGAACATACATCCATAAAAGATGCTGCACCAGTTGAAGATTTAGCAGCATTATTAACTCTGGCTCCTCTTGGTCTAAGTTGAGATAAGTCATAACCAACTCCACCTCTTCTCTTCATAAGTTGAGCTTGTTGGCTTCTTGTCTTCATTATCTCTGCATAACTATCTTTAGGACTGCCTATTACAAAACAATTACTAAGACTTACCAATGCTCCAGTTCCACAACCAGACATAACTGAACCTCCAGGTATAATATACTTGAAGTCCTTGAATAACTGATAGATAGCCTCTTCATCAAGTTGTGGTCTAACATAGCCATAGTTTGATAAATTACTAAAAGCCCTATTTATATTACTCTTCCAGTTATAATTACTTTCTACTCTTGCAAATTCCTTAGCTAACCTTCTGTGTGTATCATCAGGAGTTTGTTCTCCTTCTGCTGCATACTTATTCCTCCAAGTTGAGGCTGCCAGTTCATCCCCTTTAAAATATTCTAACTCTGTCATGCTGGTACTAAATTCTTTATTTCCATAATACAATCATTTGCCATCACTTCCTTACTATATTTCAAGTTAGGATTAGTAAGATAATAATTTAGGTCTGTAAGAATCTTCCTCCAATCCCTATATATCTTACCTGTTTCATCCTTTAAATCTACCATACCAAAGTTTCCATAGAATTCCCACACAATAGGAGCAATTGTCCTTCTGTTGATAACAATGAATTGATAATGTTGAATCTTGAACTCACTGAAATAGGGGTCTCTCTTAATACATTCTTGAAGAATATATGTATATAGCTTAGCTTGAATATCATATCTCCAGTGAGCAAAGGAGTCTTGAAAGTTCTCCTCAGGATACCCAGTAGTCTTTAAGTCTATTGGATAGATAATCTTATTATGGTGGTCCACAATAAGTTCATCAAACATACATCTCACTGGTATTCCATTCCATTCAGCTTTGAATTTCAATTGAAACACCTTCTCAATATCAGTATTCCAAGGGTCTATATAAAAGAAATCCTTGGTTATTGAGTTGGTTCTTAATTCATCAACACACAGAGACACATCATTATAATCTTTTTGGGATAATATAGTCTTGTCTCCTGCCAGTGCAAGTAGTGAATAATACTCATTGCAACTCTCTTTTACCTTCTTTATTCTGGTAGCTTTATAAGAGTCTCCTGCATAATATCCATTGGCTACAGCCACACTACTAATCACTTCATCATCAATAGTATCTACCCTTCTGTGTGTATCTCCATACTTGGAGAATAATACTTTGGTGATACTTATCAGGTTATCTGACAGATTAGGAAATTCACATACAATGAATCTTTCAGCAAAGGCTTGTTCCCCATCAGTAAGCATACAATCCACTGCACTACCAAATAGTAATGCTGGTGTATCTACCTTATCAAAGAGAGAACTGAGATTCCTCCATCCTTCCCTTTCAAATCTTGATAATGTAGAGTAACTGATTGCAGGGTCTTTCCTGTACTCTTCCTCTGTTACATTCCAAGATAGTTCTTTAATACTCTTCATCATAGTACTCCTCCTCTATGTCTTCTTCCCATTCATTACTGGGAACTTCAAGCTGGGTTAAATATACATCCACCTCAGCCTTTAAATTACTTAACTCTGTCAAGTCCACATCAAGATACTCCTGTTTAGGTGGCACTCCACCTTCTTCATCTTTTCTGGCTTTGTGTTTCCTAACCTTGTAGATTGCTGAATCCACTAAGTCCTTGAGTGACTCAAAATCTCTGCTCTGAATAAACTGTTCACCTAAAGTTATATCACTCTTGGGTAAACTGTTGAGCAATTTCCTCATTCTTTCTATGGCTTTCATCCTTATATCTAAAAATAAAGTTTCTATGAAATTTCCTATCACCATCACATACTCTTTTAATACAACAAGCAGTAGTATTTAAAGAATTAGCTGCATCATTAATCGAAATAAATTCAGCTATAAATTTCATATCTCTACTATACTGTATTACAGGGTGTCCTTGAGATAACTGAATATCTCTCTTATGTTTTTGACTTTTGTTGTAGGAAATCAAATTATCTCTCAACCTATCAAGGGTGATAGGGTTATTTTGGTTCTCTAACGGAGTAACCCATTGCAAGTTAGATACTTTATTATTAGAAGGATTAGTGTCAATATGGTCCACTTGAGGTTTATTATCAGGATTAGGAATAAAGGCTTGAGCTACTAATCTGTGAATCAAATAATTACCTTCTGTAGCATTTTCCCAATCTCTCAATTTAACACTAAGATAACCTACTCTATTATCCTTTATGATGGATAATAGTCTTATTCTCTTCTTACCATGAAATTGAATAGACCTGACATTTCCCATATTAGAGACTTCATATAATTTCTCAAAGCCAACTACAGGTCTCCATTCTTCTTTGTTACCATTCATCTCATTTATCACATCCTTTAGTTCTCTTATAGAATGTACTTCTCTAAATTCATAAGGAAGTTTACCTTCTATAATATTCTGTATAATAACTTTCTTCTTGAGACTCCAAGAATCATTTGGAAATCCTTTGGCTTCTATAATAAAGTTTCCACATATAAAGTCAGGAGTATAATGGACAGACCTTAAAGTTTGTCCATTATATCTTTGAGTAGGTATAAGTTCCAACTTATGCTTTTCATATTCAAAAGGAATATTATTATCCTCCAGATATTTAGCCACACTTCTTTCTAACTGACTCCTATATTCTATTTCTCCTACTCTGACTTTAGTTGCATTGATAATCTTTTTATTTTCCATCTCTCTTAAATAATTGTTTCATAGGGTCTTTCAAGATGTGTTTAGCTGTAAGAGCATCCTCTAATGTTCTAAATGCAGCAAAATTCTTGAAGTTCTTGATTTTATTCAAGTCCTTAATCTTTATTATTTCTCCGTTTAAAGAACTAATAACATAAATCTCCTTACTGTTCTTAATGTGATTATCATATTTTTCATCGAGTACAATAGCTACCTCTCTTAACATAATTGAAAATACAGCAGCAGGATAGATTGTATATAGATTACTAAGGTATTTTCTTAGATTCTCTACATTCCAATGAATTCTGTCAGCAAGATGTTTTATGTAGAAGTAGGGTTCTGTGGGAATTTCTTCATTTTCCACTTCCTTAATTATGCCTTCTTTGATAAGAAATGGAATACTTTCCTCACAGACAACTACAGTGTAAAATGGCATGAAACCATAAGCACTGTTCATTCCAAAGGCAAATGTATTACCCATTTCCACTTCCTTACCAGTCTTCACAAAAATAAGTTTCTTCATACTTTTCTTTTTTTTTTAATTAATATTCTTGGAACCAAATGATTGGCTCTCCATATTTTTCTTTAGTTAATTTGCTTACTTCTTGAAATACAGTAGATGGCATCCTTTCCTCTTGCCTTGCATAGTATGCAGGATGCTTCTCTTCCAGTATTATATTAGTGTTCTTATTAATGTAAGGTTTAAGTGTTTTAGCCTGTTCACCAAATAGAACATATATAATACCAGTCTGCCACTCTGATAAATTCTTTAGTAACTTGGTCATGAAAGGTCTCCACATCATTGTGTGGCTACCTACTTTATTCACTTCACAAGTCAGTGCAGAATTAATCATTAGTACTCCTTGTTTAGCCCAACTCTCTAAAGTGGGGTCAAAGATAATACCATTATGTGGAATTTCAAAATTAATGCAAGCCTCTTTAACTATTTCAAGAGAAGGAGACAACTTAGTCCCCTCCTTGTTTCCAAACAGGACACCAGTAGCCACATCCTTTTGTGGATATGGGTCTTGCCCTATCATTACAACTTTGAGATTATTGTAAGGGCATAGATTAAAAGCCTTAAATATGTCAGGATATGCAGGGCAAAGTAAGTCTCTTTTAATTAAACTTACCTGTCCTACTACCTTATTTAATTCTTTTATATCTATAACCCTTACCCATCCACCAAAATATTCCTCAAATGTCATACTATATATAGGTCATTTGTACAACCTCATCAAGATGCTCCAGAAGGTAATCATTCATAGCCTCATTGCTGAATGTAGAAGGAGTTGGCTTTTTAGGTTTTACTATGAACCTATCAGTCACATCAGCTACTACTATCTCAGGTAATGGCTTAATTACTTGAACAAAGCCATTTTGATTCCTTATAGCAATATTAATATCCTGAGCAGTAACTCCAATGTTATTTGTATCTACCATGATACCCTCCTGTACAAATGCAGGAATGACTGTCTTAATAATACCCTTTTCAACTATACCCTTACTTACAAAGACCTTTGGATTCACATAGATTCTACCAGTTTTGTAGTGTAGAATTCTATCCTCCATAACTCCATGAAGTGTGTACAGTATTAATAAGTTATAATCTTTGTCAAGGATATAACCATTACCACCATAATACACCTCACCAGTGTTAGTTGTAATCTTCATAAGCCTGTCTCTATTATTATTCATCTGGAATGTCTTGAAGATTGCATTTGCAGTTCTTCTTGATTGAGGATAACTATTCTCAAATAAAGCAACAGCCATTTCCTTTAAACTGTTAGGATAATTGTAGTTACTCAATAACCCCTCCTCAACCTTATACTTACACATTAATGGAACATCAATTTCTGGTCCACTAATATCTACTCTTAAGAATAGATTGAATACATTATTGTTTTCAAATGCAAAATTGGGTCTAATATAGTCTGGGAATTGAATAACACCCCTATTCAAGAATACATCATGAAGTTGCCTATTTAATTGTACACTTATTGCCATTACATTTCTACTTTAAAGTACATTGTATCAGCAGAATATTGAGTCATAAAAGGCACATCCCTATCTATAATAGGGTTACATTCATTAGCCACGAAGTTTACAAACAGATTAACCATTACTGATGCAATCATATTTGCCATGAATGTTGTCTGTTTGTAGCTACAGATAGTTTCATCTGCTGCTGCATCACTGAACAACCATCTATTCTTATATTCAACTATAGCTCTTTCATCATTGCCTTGAATGGCAAAGACTTGAAATTCTTCTGCTGCCAACCTACCATCAATAAATAACATTCTACCTCTCTCTTCCTCAGGTTTAGCCATTAGTCTATTTTTCCAAGCATCAAAGAATAGTTTCCTTGCTTCCATGTTATCAAAGCCACAAATCATAATATCTGTAGCTTCACTCTCAGCAGTAAATCTTTCTTGATATGCTACACTGTTATAGTAGTTTGCATATACTTGTAACATCCTATGAAGGGAGCTAACCTTTGCTTGTCCTAAGTCACCACTACCATACAATTGACCAGACATATTAGCCTGTTCAACTATATCTGGGTCATATAAATATAGTCCAGCAGGTTTTAGTCTTGCAAGTAGGAAACCAACATAACTTCCAATACCTCCTACACCAGCTAATGTAATAGTCTTAGACTGAATGGCACTATACCAGATAGCTCCACTGAATCTACTTGTAGCTTCATCTACAAGCAAACTACCTGAATTGGGTGGAATCACTACTTCCTCAGCAGCTAATGCAGCTTCAAGTAATGCCTCTCCTTGTTCATCAATCTCTACTGGAGCATCCTGTAGAGTCCCTGAATGAACAGTCTCCAAATGTTCATCAACCATTTGGTTTATAGCACTTTCTAATACTTCATCTTCCATAATCAAATAATATAATCATCCATTAATTTGATATAAACACTTAACCAAGGATTCTTTGGTAATTTCTCAAGCTCTTCTCTTACATCATGTGCCAATAATGCAGCCATAGTAGAATCATCATTATTAATAACTGCCATGACATCTTCATCATAGGTATAATTGATAAGATAATCTACATAGTTTGATGCAAAGTATTCAAACTCTTTGACACTTCCAAACCTTCTTCTATAAAGACTCTCCATAGAATTAGCCCACTTCTTGACATCAACTGCACTTTCATTTGAAATGATAATACTTGATGTAACAAGTTGCCTTACAATAGATTGAACTATATCTTCATCTACTGTTACAACACCATAAGGAATGTCAAGATTCTCTTCCTCAGGCTGGTCAAAAGGCAATTCACCTTGTTTAACAGGTAATTGCTTATCTTCATTAGCTTTATACCAGCCTCTTCCTTCTTCCCCATAGTATTTATCTTTATCCATAGGAAATGTACTCCCCACTTCCTTGGTTGGGGCAATGTTCTTTCCATAGTTACCATATTGAGGATAACCACCTTTATATACAGGAGTAATAGCCTTCTTCTTAGACTCTTTGATTTCCTTAAGCCTCTCCATCATTTCAGTCTCAAAGTCATCAGTTGCATCCTCAAATACTATATCCAAATTGAACCATTCAAGTTTCTCTTCTTCAATATCAAAGGTCTCTACTCCCTCTCTCACTTCACCATTCCAAGTAGGATAAGTGTATTTCTCAGATACAGTCTGTACACATTTGTACTTCCTTGTAACACCAGCAGTATATTTACCTGCATTATTCACAATTAAGGATACAAAGTGAGCCATATCATTACCTTCTGCACTCAGGGTGGCTGTGTCAGTACCACTAAAGAAAGTAGCCATATTATTATGACTATGGATTAATCCTTGGTATATTCCCTCTTCCAATAATTCAGGATGGTCTACCATATATGTAGCCATATCAGGAGATACATTGAACTCAGTATATGCACTTGTACCAATGTCCATTTGGAACAAATCCACACATCTTATAGTTAGGGATTTATCTTCAAAAGCTCCCTCAACTTTATAGAACAATACACCTGACCATTCTACATCCCAGATGTTCTTGCATAAAAATCTTATCTTTTTCTCAACCTCTGCTGGGATGACAATCTTAAATATATCCTGTCTGTGGACTAACTCCAGCACTGGTTTCACTTCTTTCTTCTCTTCCATATCCATAATTTAATATTCTCAACATGCTACATACAATAGCTTCAATATATTGTAAATTCAGTATCCTCGTTCTATTAAGAGACTCCTCCTCTGAGGATAGTACTCCATCAATAGTCAAGGTAATTTCCCTACCTTTGAATGTACAGATTTTCTTTCCTACATATCTCTGATAGTCATCACTACTACCCCTTCTTACTGCTCTTGGTATATAGACTTTACCATTGGTTATAATACACTCCTTGATAATACTATTACTAACAAGGTCAGTATAACTAATATCAAAAGTATGCTTGTTATATTCAGTATTATACCAGCTAATAAATTCATTACTGATAAGAACCACTGTATCAATGAAGGACATTCCTATCCCATAACTTCCATTACTATAGTTGAACCTAATCTTCTTAGTCTCCAGAAGGTATTTAATGAATAGCTTGAATTGCTCTCTTCCAAAGGCACTATTCCAAGGAACCACACCTCTAAGAGATTGCATAGAGAATTTATCTTTAGCATCTCCCATCTCTGGTGCAGGAATATTCTCAAGTCTGTGGTGTGGAACTCCATCAATAGATTCTACTCTTACATACCTATCAAGCTCCAGACATAATAACTGCCAAATGGCTTCATCATATCCTATAGCTAATGTAGAAAGAGAAGAATTGATAGGTCCTCTACCAGTACAAGGTGTTTGGAAATTCTCAAAGTTGTTTCTTGGAATAGAAGATACATGACTGTGCATATACCCTCCCTTAAAGTGGTTTAGTGGATAATTAGACCTGTTCACTCCAAAATATCCCTCACCTTTTCCCTGCCAATTAAATGGAACTTTAAGCCATAACTCCTTAATATCAACATACTTATCATACTCATTTGTAATCCTTACTGTAGGAAAATAAATAAGAATAAATAAGCCATTGAACATAGTATTAGCAATCTTCTCCTTTATTATTGGCAAGAAATATTTAGCCAATGCAGAGTCACTTACAACAGTTTCATTATTAGCACCTTCTGCTGTCCAAAAGAGATTTATTATATCTCGGTCCTCTTTATTCATATTTTGGTAAGCAGAAGAATCTACTATATTACTCCATTCCATAAATGTTCCCAAGGGGGTTCCACTAAGATATGTATATAATCCATCCTCAGTAGGAAAACCCTGCATATCTACTCTCCCTTCACCAAAGAAGTCTTGAAAGAACTGTAGGATTTGATTTGGTCTTTCCATGATACTATCATATAGTTCATGGACTTGTTTCTTTATTTCTTCGGTCATTGCATGATAAAAAAAAAATGAGGGGGAAGGCTTATTCAGCCTCCTCCCTCACTGGTTTCTACTTAATGAACAAAGTCAAACATCTTGTTTATTTCTGACCTTGACATCTTTTCAGGTTCTTTGTAATCTGTACCTTTCAGTTCAGCCATAGCTCTGTTATAGGTAGCTTCTTCGATGGTATCATTGACATAGAGGTCTTCCAACAGAACTTCCAATGCACCTGCAACATTACCCTCAGAAGTTGCAGTCACCTCAGGTTTCTCTTCCTTTACAGGGTTTTTTACCACTTCTTTCTTTGCGGGTTTTTCTTTCACAACTTCTTTCTTCTCCTCTTTTGCAGGAGCACCTTCACCCAACAGGTCAATCAAGTCCTGAGTTTTACACATGGTGAAGTTCTTTCCAAACCTTTTCTCACATTCATCCTGCAAGCCTCTTGCCTTGATTGCATTGTAGGCTTCTGCCCTTGACATTGCACCAGACTTGATTTTCTTCTCAGGTGCAGTCAGCAGGAATGTCAAATCATTTACTACCTGTCCTTTATAAGGAATGTTGGTAGGAAGGATAGAAGCATCATCTTTCAATTCTGCTCTCAAATGACCTTCAAAGAATGTCATTCCTTCATATTCAATACCTGCTTCTCTCATTTCTCTTTTCAACTCACCCAGTGTAGTTGCAGTAGATGCTTGAATAACTTTTTGGGACTGAGTTTTGTTGTTGATGATGGTTACTTTTCTAAATTCCATGATTTTTTTTTTTAGTGATAAAACATTACCTATTAAATAGGCTTAAAATTATTTCTCTGAATTGTTCTTTGTCTCCTATTGTTTTATAGAGGTCTGAGACATCTTTTCCTCCTTCAAAATGTGGCAATACTATGTTAGTGAACCCAGTGGATGCTGATAGTTTCTCTCCATCTATGAGACCAGCTTTATCATTATCCAATAAGATAAATACCTCCTTGTATCTTCTTTTGAGTTCATTAACAGCAGTATCACTAATACCATAGCCCTCTCCTTGAATAGCCAATGCTGGTATCCCAGTGTTTGCCCATAGACATAAAGCATCTTTCATTGAGGAACAGATACATATCTTATCCCCAAATTCAGGTACTTTAGTCCATAAGCTAATTACTGACCTATCATGCCTGTTGGACCACTTATATCCTTTCTGATTGAATGGTTGATATATCTTTAAAGTGACTTTTCCTTCCTTATATTCTACATAAGCATAAGCATATTTATCTGCTGGGAAGACCATTCTGTTCTCTCCTTTTATGATTATTTTATAGGATATAGGATAAATGTCAGCATATTTCAACCACTCCAAAGTGATGCCAAATGAAGCCCAATACTCAAGGTCATACTCTCTCCATTCCCTTGTCTTACATTGTAAATCAAGGTTAGAACTGTACTCCTTAGTAGTGACAATCTTAGGTTTACCTAAAGCACTATAGCCATTAGTCTTAGTAATCTTGGGTAAGTCCTCCCAAACATGTGCAAGCACATCATTGTAACTCTCCCCCCAATACTTACCTAATAAATCAAATGTTCCTCCTCTATCTTTTGTAGCCAAGTCTGTCCAATGTATCTTCTGACCATCTATGCTATAAAAACCAAAGGATGGATGGTTATCAGGTCTTAATGGACTTGATATAATTGTTGGTATCTTGTCTACTCCAAAATAATAGTTCAGAATATCTAACTCTGATACCTTTGATAAAATCTCTTCTAATCTGATATTAGGTTTACCAATACTAATAGCCATAATTCTAAATCTTTATGTTATTAACCCCAAGGAGTTGCTGTAGGAGCTGTTGCTGCTCCTAATGGGTCATTGTCAGGTGCAGTAAATGAAGTAGCTTCTACTACATTTTCATGCAAAGGTTGTGTAGAGAACTCTGTATTAGGAGCACCACCTGCATTCTGAAACTCAGTGATTGCAGCATCAATCCTACTGTAATCTGTTACAGCATTCTTAGCAAACTTCCTTGTAAATACAGCCTGATACTGTCTTGTACCATTCTCATTATCTACAGTTCTGATACCTACTGCACCTTTAACTGTATATGCTACAGCAAGAGTAACAAGCTCTTTAAGCTCTTTTACATCACCCTTGAACAGAGCTGCCATATCCAGAGAAACCTCACTGTCAGAGGGGTCTTCCTTCATAATCCACTTACCATCTTTATAGTTGGCAGGATTAGGAATATTCAACCACTGAATAAGGAAGTCAACCAAGAATTCCTCACCCTGCCATGCAGGTCTATAGTCAGCACTGATATTGGCTGGTCCAGAAGAGTATTGTGGAATAGACTTGGACTGTACTTCTTCTTTTGTAGCCCATGCAGTTCTACCAAACTTATCAATAATCTGGCATTTACCACTTGTCTGACCAACCTTATAATCCTTAGTCAATATAAAGCTGATAGGAATAAGCAATTCAATACCATTGTTCAACTTAGCATCAGGAGCAGTCTTTGCATAGAATACCACCCTTACCTGTTCCTTACCTTCATCAGTTTTACCAACATATTCAGGGTCATTCTCAATCTCTCTACCTGTGAGAGCTTCTAATTCTGCCTTAGTAGGATTTACAGCTACAATATTGAATGCAGCCATACCTTTGTACATCTTGAAAGAACCTTCAACTGATTCTTTACCTACCTTAACAGCCATGAAACTTTTGTTTAAATTCTTCATCTTAAATTACTGATTTTACGTGATTAATCTTTGAAAGGCATTTCATCTGCCACTTCTCCAAATGGATTTGCAGGTGCTGCCTCTTCTGCCAATGCAACTGCCTCAGATGCAGGTACTTCTACCTCTCCTACAACCTCTTCTGAAACTTCTCCTTCTGGAGCTGCTTCTGTTGCTTCTGCTACTGCCATGATACCAGCAAGAACTTCCTCAGAAGTGAAACCACCAGTCATAGTTTTGATAGGAGCTTCAAAGCCTTCAATAGCTTCATTGATTACACCCAGTTCTTCCTGTGCTTTCTCAATCTTCTCTACAAGTTTGTCTCTTTTGGTTCTCAAACTCTTAGTGTTCTGAGCTGTTCTCTTTACAATTGCAAGCTCAAATCTTGATAATTCTCTATTCATAATGTTTAATTTATTAAAATTATTTGTCTTTGTCCCATATTATTGGGTTTACTTTGTAATTTATTTATGGTGTACTTCTTCTCATAATACTCTAATGCTTCCATTAAATATGGCTGGAGCATACCTATTCCCATAATAGTCTGTATAAAAGTTACAGACAATTTAGGGTCTTTACCATGCTCAGTGCAATAATCTAATAGAAGATTGGCAGCATCTTCTCCAGTCAGTCCACCAAAGGCTACAAGCCTACTAATCCTGACTACTTCATCCCTATCCATAATATTCCTGTGCTTTCTCAACTACAAGACCCAAGTCATTGGGAATATATAGAGGAAACATGCCAACAGGACTCTTTGCAGGATATACTCCATCATCATTGGTAACAAATTCTCTGATGGATTTCTTCTCTTTGGAATCAAAGGAAGATTTACCATAAAGAACCACTTCAAACTTACCCTCAGGAGTAATATATGAATCAACCATGTTACCAGTACTCTTATATTTATAAGAGATACTATCACCATTCTTGTCTTTATATTCCTCATAATGAGCAAGACAAATCATGTTCTTATTTTCTGGCACAAGATTGATTGCATCAAAGATTAACCCCATTCCATAACCAATCTGTTTAGGAGTGTCCCAACCACCTTTCATTGCATTCTTCATATAGAAATCCTGACTGATATAATTCATATCATCCAGTACTATATTGGTGAATGGGCATTGAGGACTGGCTAACATCTCAATGATTTGAGCAACTTCTTTCGCATCATTGGTTATAATCCTGTTACCTTTACCAATCTCCTTAAGAGTAGTAACTTGATACTTACTTCCACCCCCTCTAAAAGGCAAGGGCTTATTCACACAACTTATCAAATAAGTCACTTTAGAGTCTAACCCTTTCAATCCAAGCTCTGGTATCTCTCCAATAGAGGTTGATTTACCAAAGCCTGACTTAGCTAAAATCAATGCTTTCATTCTTCTTATTAAAAAAATTTAGTCTGCAAAGGTAATCAATTTAATCAACCTATGCAAATTCATCTTCCACTTCCTTATTCTGGCTTTTCTTATAGAGACATTCATGAAAGTACAGTTAGTCCTCCTTCTTACAACTGTCTCAATATATTCAAGACACCTTTCCAGTTCAGGCTTATTATTGGGTAGTGGAAGCTCAGTAAATGTACTCACTGCTCCATCAAAGAACAATGGACATATTTGACCTCCTGCTCCATTATCTCTATCCTCAATAACCTGCATAAACCTTATATTGTTTTTGAATTTGGTCACATCATAACCTTCATATTCCCTTAGACCATACTTAAATGGACTATATAAACCAAGCACCAGATTTGCATCTCTGGTGGTAGTCTTACAATCTGCAAGACCATCTGATGAAGGCATCATCTTATTCAACTTCTGATTCTCAATTCCTTCCTGAGCCTGAGCTTGATGCTGGATTGCAGTGATATTGAAATCAAACTGGTCTCTCTGAGTGATGAAATACTTACTCATCTTCTCAATAGTCTGCATTTTGTTCATACCACTTTCTGACATCAGATTTGAATAGTTGTCTAAGATAATTTCAACATATTCATCCTTGTCATCTGGTTCATAAAAGTCTATAACCTCTCTTTCCTCCTCAAGTCCAGCTTCATTCTTCATGATAACCTTCTTGAAGTGGAACTTTCCTCTACTCAAAGCAAAATTCCTACAATACTTGTTGATTCCTGTAGGATTTCTCTCAGAGTCAATATAGATTATAGTCTCCTTGAACTTCTGAATATATGTTACATACCTTTCAGATGCAAGTAAGTCTAATATCTCTTGAGGAACTGGTCTATCAGCAGAAGTACTCTTCAAGTCAGTTGGACTTATTCTTATTCTATCAAGCCTGAATAACAGGTGACATAAGAATTCATAGAACTTTTCTTCCTTACCCATTTCAAGGGTAAAATAGAGTATCTTCAACCTTAGTTGGTCAGGGTGCTCAATTGCATAGAAGAAGGGTTCATAAACAAGCATATAGTCAGCAAGTTTTGATTTTCCTCATACCACTATAGTTTTCACTACACATGACTTTAACCACAGTTGAAAGCCACAGCAAAGCATCATGTTTTGTGGTCTGGACTATGTCTTCATCCTACTATTAAATAGGAGCACCTGCATTTAGTCTCTGGGGCTGAATCTATACTCAAGGTATAGCCTATGCCTCCTCAAGTTAGCATATCAATTTTTTTTTTGACTTAGCTTCCGAGGATATTCAGGTGTTACATCTATAGATTACTCTATAGTAGGGCAGTGCCTATAATTATTATATTTGGTATTTTGTTTGTTAGATTTAACTTCGAGTGGTGGTAACTGTTCAAGTTTATAAGAGAACCTATATCCCTTACATTGTTGATAAGTTCCATTAGTTACCCTACATATACTTGAAGGAGAGATACCTAATTTAGTAGCTGTATCTTTCAATCCCAGAGGGTTCTTAAATAACAGATTCCCATCTAAGTCATAAATATACAAAGTAACAGGATTGAAATTAAAATCAAGCTTGCCTTCTTGATGTAACCTTCTTCTTGTTTCACCTTGTTTAATTCTTGACTCCTTAGATAGAATATTCCTTTCTACTTTCTTAGTAATATTATATTCTCCTCCTAATAAATCTAAACAATATTGTTCTCTTTCAGTCAATATAGATTTATCACACAACTCTAATATGAACCATTCAAAACTCTCCTCACCATACTTATTCCATGCACTCTGCAAATGAGCATTTTCATGCTTATTATGCCTTAATAAGGCAAAGTGTTTCAATAATCTTTGGTAAAGATTCTTTGAACTTCCTATGTAAGTTTTATTATTAATCTTATTTTCTATACAATAAATACCCGATACTTTCAAATCTCTTGTTATCTTTTCCATACTATAATATATTTGTTAGTGCAAATATAAAACAATACTTCCAACTATACAATAGATTAAATAAATTATTTAGCTTTTACCTTTTGATTTGCAGTAATAATGTTATACCTTCTTTTCTCTATTCCGGGGAGCCACACTCTTAATCTTGGGAAAGACAATGGAATACAATTTATCTTGCCATCCAATATTCTCTGCCTTCGGAGTATTAACTTCTCCAGTGCCCTATCAAATGAATCCTTCTCTTCCATAGCTTAAACCAATGTAGTTGTCCAATTATCACTAAGGGAGTCTGTTTGACCTTCATTCTCAATATAGTTAGCCAGTTCTGAGATAGGCACTTTAGTACCATCCTTCACTTCTTCTTTCCAAATGAAATATTGAAGTAATCTCATGAACTTATATTCCCCATTGAAGCCAGAAACATAGGCTTGAGTTGCATTAATGATTTGTTCATCAGTGTAATCATTCCCATACTTCTTAAAGAAAGTCTGTAACTTCCTCTTAATGTCAGTTTTATTCCCTCTCCAATACTGATTGTTAAAGTTCTTTCCTTCTGGATAAATGGATTGAAGTTGAGGTACTAATGCTTCAATTCTTTGATTGAAGTCATCAGTCCCCACAGACTTATCAGAGTCAAGAATGATATTATTTACCACATTATTCCCTGTAGAAGTAACAAATAACCCTACAGGAAGATGTGTTTCCCTATTATAACTTGTACTAATAAGTCCTTTTTTCTTCAACTCACTTTCAGCAGCATTGAAATCTACATTGTTTTGAATGGCTATCATAAGTAAGACCTCTCCAAGAGAAACCCCACTCTTTTTAATAACCTTGTCATTCAATGAGATTGTCATACTACTCTCCAATCAGCAATTCAACATGAGCTTCCTCAACTTTCACAGTCTGTTCACAAGCCTCCACAGATTCATTCACAAGTGCAGCACAGTTCAAGAAATATTTCTCAATTTCTTTGTAAACCTTTGCAGCAGTAGCAAATGCTTTACCCTTTGCTCTGGATTCTGCAATCCTCTTACCTACCTCTTCATTGAAGGCATCTTCCTCATTGCACCTTGCAATGGCTCTTACCTTGAATGTGCCATCGAGGTCTACAAGTGGAAGATTAGCCCACATTTTGGGATAAATATCAATCCATGCAGGATGTTTCTGCAACTGCATGTCACACTCCAGAACACAAACTACCACCTTCTTCTCAGGATTTACAATGTAGCTTGCTTTAGTAATTTTAACTCTGTTTCTCATACTTTTATTTCACTTAAATTTGTTTTTACAACCAACTCTGGATTATAGTCCTCAAGCATCTTTTCAACTAACTCCTCTTCCCTTGTACCACTAAAGTATGGGATAATAATGATGGGGTCTTTGTGCCTGAGTATTCTACCCAATCTTTGTTTGATGATAATATCACTGCTGTTCAGATTAGCATATAAACCAACTCTGCAATCTACAAGGTTCATACCTTCATTCAGCATATTACATGCTGTAATGTGGTCCAACTTCTTGTGATTAAACATATCAAGTACCATAGAGGATTCTTTGTTCTTACTGTTAATACAGTTTTCCCCTAATATTTCTGTCTGCTCAATAGAACTACAGAATGTGAGTACCCTCTCTGATTTCAGCTTCTCCAGAAGAGATAAGATAATAGGGTTCTTTAATTGTGAAAGGAATTTGAGCCTTTGACCTGCAAGGAATAACCATTTTGTCTTTACTCCTTCATTTCTTGTTCTCATATATTGCCTCTTCCAGAACTCTATCTTGTTTCCTAACTCTATCACATACTGTAATTCAGTACATTTAATATGCACTTGAATAGATTTATCCTTAAGATACTGCCATCTGTCCTTATACAGACATTCCCTGACAATCTTAGCCTTAGGATGCTCAATCACAGTATGTACAGCATGTGTATTATCAAGTTCAAGAGGGATAAGGAACACTCTTGGGTCAGGAAGGATTTCATTGTCTATAGCCTCCTTCATCTTCACTGTATAAATGTGTAAATCAGGAAACAACTGACTTAGTTCCCACTTCATATCTCTGGTAACTGTAGCTGAAAGCATGATAGAATTATGTATCTCCATTGTAGATACAAATTCTCTACATCTTTCTGACATGTGTTGCACTTCATCAAAGATGACTACATCCCATTCTTCCTCTACATGTTTATTCAATCCTACATAAGTACTGAAATACACTCTTTCAAGCCAAGATTCAAGTCCCCATTTGATAAACTCCTCTTTCCAGTTATTTATCAAGACTAATCTTGGGATTACTATAAGTATGCTACTGGGGTTATCCCTTAAAGCCAAATCAATGCCTATCTTAGATTTACCAAAGGAAGTAGGTAACTCACAGAGTATAGAATTACTCCTTATATTCATTATCTCTTCCTGAGCCTGTTCTCTATCCATTTCTCTTTACTATATTCTTTAGTTTTTCTACATATTGCGGGTCTTCCGCATAACCTATTTTAATCAAAAATTGATAGTAATCATCCGGGGGTTTGTATCTATATTGTATGTAATTGAGATAGGCAACCACACTCTCACTCCAGTGGTCAAACTTGTAATAATCACCTTTGTAACTATTGTAGAGTCCAAATAAGTTATTGTACTCTTTGCAGACCTTAGACCTGAAATGACCTGTCTCAAGAATAGCCTGAGCATATACAATGTTCTTATGTTTAACATTATAATACTCTAAAGCCTCCATAAGATAATCATCAGGAGCCTCTGATAGTAAGAACTCTGGTTGTTCCAATCTCAACACATCCACCTTTTCAGGTTCCTTGTGCTCCTCTTGGTAGTCCATATAGTATAAACCATATAGACCACCAATAAGTAAGAGCATAAGAATATTAATTACTTTTTGTTTCATACTATAACTTGAAAGAAAGCTCTATATTTCAGTGCATAAGAGCTTTTTAATTTTAATCACAATCTTTCCTACATAAGTCTCCCCCTTTAAACTTGGGATATACTTAACAAGATACATTTCTGGCTTCATATTGGAAAATATGAAATATGCTACAAGAAAAGTCAAAAACAGTAAAATGTTAAGAACAGGAATTTGTTCAACAAGAATAATCGTGATAAAAAACCACAAGGGTATTTTTACCTCAGACTCCTTCACAACCTTCATCCCATTATAGCATTTAAAATGGGTATCTTTCATAATATCCACTATTATTATAGTAAGAATTATACCAATAATAAACCAAGTCATGACTATTTACTTATGTCTTTAAATATTGTAGGAACTTGACCATATACTGGTAACTTTCCATCCCATTTCTCAATCCACATCTTCTCAAGAATTGCTGGAGTAAGAGCTTGTTCTCTAAGTTGATTAGCTTCCTTCTCAGCCTTAGCAGCTACAATTAACTTCTCTGCCTCAGCCTTAGCTACAGCTACTTCATTCTGCACTCTCATTGCTTCCTGCACAGCCTTATTCTTGGCATTTACAGCATCTACAATGGTCTGAGGATATTTGAGACCAGATGTCAACTGTTCCAACTGAAAGTTTTCCTTATGCAATGCTTCACTAAGATGTTTTTCAATGGATTTCTCTATACTATCTCTATGACTTACTATATAATCAGTAGTAAAACTATTGAGCTGTATTCTAAAGGCATCCTTTACATAGTTAAGCAGAGTTCCTGTAATAACATCATCAAGCTGCTTTCTGTACTTCTTGAATACTTCTGGAGACTTACCATCCATAATCTTCAAGGATACAGTAGGGTCAACTGTAAACTCAGACCCATCTTGGGCATTAACTGTAAATGGAGCATAATCTACTGTTCTCACATAAGTAGGATACTCATATATCTCAGTAGTAAAAGGATTGTACCACACTCTACCAGTGACAAGAGCAGCTTCTCCAACTCCCTTATCATCCCCATAAAGGCTTACTTTAATACCTTCATGTCCAGCATCAATTCTCTCACAAGATGATAGACTTACCATCCCCATAAAGGCTATTAACAGCCCAATTAAAAACTTACTTTTCATGTTTTCTTTAAATTTATTATTAGACATTTAGTTTATTTCTTATAACTCATCAAACTCTTCTTGGACTTCTGAAATTCTCCTGTTAAGTTTGGCTATAGCAAGAAGCTTGACCTCATCAAAGTTGATAAAGGAATCATCTACACTATAGGTATGTTGTGCTCCATTATATCTTGTAGAATCAGAAATTTCAACTATAAAGAAGCACACTCCTCTTTCCCATCTACTTTTCTGGTCTTTAAGTTTGTTGAGCCTTTCAAGAAGCTCTTTACCCTTCTTTACCTTTTCCTCAGTCATTTTTTCTTTTTCATTTTAATAGAAGTAAAACACTTGGTCTTGTAGGAAACCAAGAATATTAATGCTAATAAGAAGAACCCTACAATGTTCTCCATTGTGTTGGCTTGTGAAATCATCTCAAAAGATAAGTTAATTCCTAATATGAATGCCACTATCCATATTGAACCTTTAATTATATTCATCATAAATTCTAATACTTTGTCCATTCTAAATCAATAGGTATCTTCCAAGAATCTCTCATAGACAAGTGAACTCCATCAAACTCTTTATGGAACCTGCTTGTTCTTGGAAACTTGAAACTTCTATAGGTATTCTTTGGTTTTCTTCTTTGCCCATTTCTCCACTTCTTCTTAGTTAAAACTCTCCCTTTGCTCATATTTCCAATAGTTTTATGTAAGTTCTTCCACCATCCTTATCATACCATAGCAATAGTATATACTTGTTATAGCTTGTGATTAAGTCAAAATAAGGGTGGTACCTAACAAAAGTCTTTATTAGTAAGATAATACCTAACAATCCTACTATAATTGATACAAATAACATACTACCTACACTATAAATGATTTAATTACCCAATACAGCATAGGTGAAACTTACTCCACCAAGCTCTTCACATATCCTTTTGAGATGTGCTTCAAGCCTCTGTTTCTTAGTAAGTTTCTCCCAATCTCTGGGTTTAACAAAGTAAGGAGCTTCTTTTCCTATCATGTACTCATAAGCATCCATACTAAGGTTGAGAGATTGACCAGCAGGTTTACACTTTCTGGTTTTTACAGTAATAGTTTGAATATCCTTCTTACCATCACTCTTCTTACCTTCTACTCTCATAGAGAAAGTATCATAACCTGTGCCTACTTTTTCTTCCTCAAGAGCTTTAGCCTGCTCTTGGCTCAGCATCACACTACCTTGTAATGTGACACTGAGACTTACTTTGATTTCATTATTCATCTGAATCTTTATTACCAAGCATAGCTCTCATAAGAAGCATATCCAACATGGCTTCTGAACATTCACCTGCTAAATTCTTAGCTGCAATACCTACAACAATCCTTTGCTGTTGTTCTGCAATGAATTTCTGCAAGTCCATAGGCAGAGTACCAAGTAGATAAGTAATTACAATAGCCTTACTTTGGTCATCTTTTAATCTTTTCAATTCAATCAGGCAGTTATCCAATACATCTTCTGCATCAGTATCACCTGTCTTTTTACCAAGGTCAATTACACCTTCCCTCAAATTATCCATTACTTCTTTAGGAAGTGGTTTGTTAAGACCTAATTTTTCTCTCATGCTTTCTGCGAAGCTCTCAGCTCCACTCTTTCCATTTTTCATTGTTTTTTTTTAGTAAAACATATCTTAATTATCACATGAATGTGCATAAAAGAAAAGGCTACCAGTACTTAAACTGATAGCCTTTAAAAGATAGAATATTCTACAACACCCTTTGAAATTGTTGCCCCTAAGGGCATAAGTTGATTTAAAAATCTACTCCTTTCTTACTTTAATTTACTTTTATTTTATGTATAATATTGAAGTAAGTGTTGTATATCACTAATCTTTGTGTGGAGCATTTGGGACTCGAACCCAAGTCTTACCAATCTTTAATAAAAGAATTTCACATGCTTACCTATTTGATATGTGGTTGGTTATCCACTGGGGTTGACCAGAAATCAACACAATCCACCACTTGCATTAATCTATGCAAGAAATCTTTTGTTTGCACCTTTCTGTTTCAAAGCAAGTGCTGCTTAGCCTAATTTAGGCAGCAACTCTATAAGTGTTGTCAGTTATTGTTTTGATGTCTCTCCATCAGTCTCTGCATGTTCTCTTACCAAATAATTAATAATCAAAACCAAATCATGCCCCTTGGTAAATGGATTCATTTCATATTGAAAGAATGTCCTAACAAAGTCAAATCAGTTTTCTATTGAAACTTAATTATAAAAGTCACGTAACTTCTTCTTTGTACCTCCACATTTAAGTTTTGCATTAAGTGGTTATGGCTTGCCCATAAGCATCACATTTTGCTTTCCTTTAGGTTGCCTCTGCTTAGTAGAAATAGTGAGCTAAATCCCCCATTGTATCTCCACTGAGACTCGAACTCAGATATATAGTTTAGAAGACTATTGTTCTTTCCCTTGAACTATGGAGACATCACAAAAGGAGACCTATATTCACATACCAGTCTCCTGTAGCAATATTACTATTGCCCGAACTAAAATTGAGTACCCCCAAGAAGACTCGAACTTCTTATACCCCTTTATAGGTGGAGTTATTTACTATTTGTTGAATTGCAGACCTTGTGACATTATAGAGAGAAGCTATCTTATATTGAGATAAATGTTCTTCATCATATAACCTTCTAATCTCTACAATATCTTCGTCATTAAACCTACCATTCTTTGTTGCTAATCCTTTAGCTGGAATCTTAAGACCAGTACTAAAAGCATGGATGATATTTTGTGATGATGTACACCATTCTAAATTATCTATACTATTATTAGCCTTATTTCCATCTATATGGTTTATTTGTTCTTTGTTGTCTGGATTAGGTATCCAAGCTGTAGCTACTAATCTATGTACAGTAAAAGTTTTTACATCTACCATCTATACTTAAATTAACCATCATATATCCCCTTGGACCTACTCTCTGCTTTAAATATCTATTTCTTTTAGTGCTATAGATTCTTCCATCCTTCGTAGCCCAGTAATCATCTCTTATTAATTTTAGTTCTTCCATAATTTTATATTTTAGTACCTCTGTAGAGAGTCGAACTCTAACTTCATCTTTAGGAGAGATGCGTGCATCCATTACACTACAAAGGCAGTTTGAGTAGCTGTGTTTCACAACATGAGCTACTCTTTAATTAACCTTATAATTAAAAACACATACCTAAAACAAGTATCTTATATCAGCACCAAGCATTTTAGCTGCTTTCTTAGCATCATCAGCATTCTTGAAATACACAATACCTGCATATTGTACAGTCTTGTGTTCATAGATTGCAATACCATGTGTGAGGTCAACCTGAGCAATCACTGCTGAACCACCCATAGATGATTTACCAATGAAATAGCCAGTCTTGCCTGCACCCATCTCCCATGAACCATTGAGATACTTAGCTATGATAGCCAGTTTGCCATTGGTCAGTACTTTACCACCATCACCATGAGGTATAGTCAGACTAACTGTGTCTTTATTCACACATGACTTCATGTATTCATAACCAACCAGTTCATTCTCTGCATAAGCATTCAATGCTAATGTGCGGAGAGTTGTATTACCACTGTTGTACCATTCTCTTGCTTGTTCAAGAGTTACTGAGATATTTCTTGCTTCCATGCTATTCAATACTTTTTGTTCTGCTTCTGAATAATTCATTCTAACTATTGCAGCACCATTCAACCTTGAAGGTTCAATAGTCTTGAGAGTGATGCCATTCTGCACCTGAGCTGTACATCTATTCCAACTTACTACTTGCATAGAAGTAGAATATCTGTTGTCTTCAATCATATCACCAGCTTGGATTATGTCATAAGGACACAGAAACATATATTGTTTCATACCTCGAAGCTGTGAATTACTTAACTTTTGGTTTGTATAAACCACATAAATTGTCCGTACCATTTGATTATAGTTTATTTGAGTTCTTCATCAAGGTGATTGAAATACTTATTTAATGTAAGTATCTCAAGCTCCTCTTTATTAATAGTTTTATAACACACTCCAATAAGTATTAATACAAGTATAAGACCATGAATAAAATATCCATTGTCATAAATACTGTCAATACCCATCATATATAATAAGGTAACAAGAGTGGTTACATATAGTAACACACCCTTGATAATTAGTTTGAATTTCTTCATTCTCCTGCTCCTTTCTGGTCTTTCATGAATAACCATGCAAAGAATGCAATGACTAATATTACAGTCACTACATTCTCAGTATTTATCATGTCCTCCATTATCTTTTTCTTTTATATTTACTGAATTCTCTTCTTGCAATATCACCTCTTTTAAAGGTCTGCATAGTGATGCTGTTGTCTGATGCAATTACTATTGACCATTCAAAAGCATGTGTCCCAAACAGTGAAACTGTTCTACCCAATTGGTCTGTAACTGTAGCTCTAAGTAAAGACTCACAATTACATCTGTTGTATTTCTTAGCCATAATGTTTATAAGTTAATTTGTTAATAATTGAAGCACATACTGGATTTGAACCAGTGACCTTCACAACAACTACCTTTAATAATCATTGATGTGATGCTCTGACCACTGAGCTAATGTGCCTTTAATATGAGCTTATTTACTTGCAGAGGTGTACTCTTCCTTAAATAGGCAGACTATCTTCTTAATGTGTTCCTTTACTCGGTTAATATATATGAGTCCCTCTGGGATTTCTGACTTACCTCTTCTATTGATAATTATGTCTAAGTCTTAACACTACTGACTTTTGTCTCAAGTAGGACTTACAGGCTGCCATTCACTCACATTATTTCATCTTTCAGGTGGATGTATGTTTGGTCCCCTAAGTGGTCAACACATGAAGTAACATCACTCAATATCTTATCCTTACTACTTATTATCCTATTATATTATTAGTTCTCTTTCTTAACATATTTTAATGGCATATGTCCTGTCAACTGCTACTATTATTCACAATTGATTGCCTCAATTAGCCCATTGGTATGTAAGTTGTGTGCTTATTATAAGCATTTTTATGGTCCAATGTAACTCTAAGCACTGTTTAGTATAACATTGTAACCAGTAAATCCAGTTATTCCATTACTCCTCTTTCTCTTTTTATTGTGTGCTGAGATGTGGCATAATGTGGGTGAGATTGATATGATAAACCACTCACTCTTCCATCATTTAAACCATCAAACAATCATAGTTTGAGATACTCAACAAACATAGAAAGAAAGCATAGAGAAAGGACATTTAAGACCCATTCATTCTTGCACTCTTTTATAGTCTTCAAAGCATAAAGAAAGACTACTCAAAGCATACAATATTCTTCTAAGTACTATTAATGCTCAGGAAGAGAAATGGTATATTGGACAGAGATTAAATCTCCATCCAACAATTAGCCATCCAAACAAATGTAGAATCAGCATGATTCATGTACCATTTATTATTCTCAGAATATTGCTTTGAGAAAGCTTCATCAGAAGCTATACTTGATGTATGACCATCTAACCAAATTATCTTGTCCATAACTATTAATGCCTTAAAAGATACTATTCAATGCTTAGAAGAATAAAAAAAACAGAAAGAGGGCAAATGCCCTCCTCCATTAGAATGTTGCCAACACTGGAGCACCACCTGTGCCTTCTTCATGCAGAAGCCAGAATGAGCTACCATCAGGTGCTTCAACATTTGACACCATTGGATGTGCAGGAATACCCTTCACTGCAACTGCTCCTGTCTTTGCACCAAATGTGAAGAACAGCTTGTTGGTCTTAGGATTCTTTTTCACTTGGATTTTGTCTACATGTTGAGCTGCTTTAAACTGTTCAACTGTCAATGTCTCACGGAATTTTAACTGATTGTCCATAATGTAAATGATTAAATTGTTAATGAATAAATTGTTTAACCATAGGGGGTGGAACCCCACTGGCTAAGTGATGGGGGAGGTGGGGTTGGTGTATATCTCCCTCATGACTATGAATCAAAAAAAAAATTAAAAAAAAAATT